CTGCTGATAGTCTGGGTCGTCTGTGTCCTTTACAGGGAATACATAATTAGTAGTACCATCACTGAACACCTGATCTCCTGCGTCAGTACGCGATATGGCTGGGGTTGAAAGCTTGCCTTCATGCCTAACCCCTATCGTGCTCTCTGCAGATCTTGATTTAGCAGGGAGAACTGTCTCGACGACACTAAACCCTGTGGTCTCTCCAGAGTCACTCCCGTATAGCGGGCCTACTGGATTTGTTGGGCTAACAACGGGATTGAATACCGCGTAAAGAGTATAGCTCTCAGAATTTTCGTAAGTGTTTGTAAGCTTTAGGTAATTGTGAAGCGCAAAGGCTCCAGAAACCTTAGTAAACCCAGAAGATGATCCCGCGTCAAGTTTGGTTATGTTCCCCACAGAGGAAGCAAGGTCTATATCATAAGTAGACCCTCCAGTCCCGCTGTTTGCTAGCGCAGTCAACTCGAATGGTGAGGATGCGTTATAGGTACCCTCTTCAAACTCGTAATCTATCTCAGGTCTAAGGTTGACTGAAATGAAGTCAATGTCGTTTACGACAGCTCCTGTGGCTGCAGTAAATGCGCTGTCAAGCTGGAAGCTGGGTTCTTTTGTTACTCTGTTTATGGGGTGTGTCTTGATCGTTGCTCCAACGGACACAGATGTTCTAACCTCCTTAAGACTAGACCCCTGATCAACAGAGTCGAACCTCATTACGGCTGGGGACTGGTCACTGCTAAGGAAGTTCATGACTGACTCGATCAAGTCAACCTCCTTCCCATCCTCACAGTTTACAACAACCTTTGTCTTCTCAAATGACTCACCGTCAGTCAGTTGGTTTTCTTCGTATGGTGTGGCGTTATTGAAGTACATGACAACACCGCCCTTGATGGCAGTGATGTACGACATAGAGTCTGCACTTACTCCAAAGACGCTAAGCCCATCCCCTTCCTCTGAAGAAGATGAGCTTAGCAGACTTAGGTCTTCCTTCCTAAATAGAAAGTACTTACGCTTCACGATTAGATCAAGTGTGTAAACACGAAGTTTACTTCAGCGTCTGTGTTGGTCGTGACATCGTGGTTGCTATGCAGGAACGTGAGGTAGATGGTTCTATCTGAGTCAGTGTAAGCGTCAGCGTCACCAGGAGCTGCCGCGTCATGCTGAGAGTCACCTACCCATCCTGCAGCATCTCTACCGTTTTTCAAGTAAAAGACAGCGTTGGATGGAATTTCAGTTCCAACATCCAGGAATCCGTCTGGATTACTTGCAATCTGAGCGCCACTGCTTTCAGTTCCAATCTCGTATCCAGCCTCTGATGATGCAGCGTGAGTTGAAGTCTTAGTAAATCTCACGATTACTTCAGACAAGATGGTGCCAGCAGGCTGCTCAACTTCAATGATAGCTCCGTCAGCGTTCTTTGTAAACACATCAGTGGCAGTCACTCTCTTCGCTGCTGTTACAGCGCCAGATGTATGCTTATATGTAGTAGCCATATCTTGAAAGATTAAGAAGCTAAGAGAAGGCCCCGAAGGGCCCTCTCGTCACTTTAGGTTAATTATCCCTTGAGAGCAACGTGCTGATTAGCAGCGCGAGTGATCAAAGCGATCTCAGAACGGTAGTGCATTTCCGCGACGTCCTTAGACAACTCGTTGTGTCCGAAGACACCACCACCGCGTACCCAGTGCTCGAGCTCACGGCTGTAACCGTTTGCCTCCTTGTAGTTCAACTCCAATGCTGGGGCCTTAGTACCAGTGCGTGGATCAGTGACCTGAGTCAAAGGAATCATAGCACCCATGTACTTAGTAGAAGCACCCAACAAGGTAGGATCGTTCAACAGCTTCCAGTCGTGCTTGTGGAAAGTGTACCCACCGCGAGTGAAGCTCTTGAATCCAAGCTGAACAGCCATGTCTGGTGAGTTCTGGAATGCACCGAACTGACCTGGGAGACCAGCTGTCACACCAGTAGCGATACCAGCAGCAAGCATGTCGTCGATAGCCAAGTCCTGAGTTCTGTTGACGTACATAGCGTACTCACCAGGAGCACCTTGCTTATCGAGCTCAATGATGATGTTATCAAACTCAGCGAAAGAATCGAGAGGGTTGGCGCTACCGTTAGTAACCTCAATACCTCTGTCAGCAATAGCTGCGAAGTAACCTTCAGAACCAGCGACAGATCCTGGCTCAGAAGAAATGGTGTCACCAGAATCTGACTGCTCACCAAAGAGCATCATCATCTCGCGTCTGTCCAAGAAACGCTGACGAGTCTCCTGCTCACCGTGGATGTACCATCTGTAATCGCCACCGACATTCACCCAACCAATGTTGGTAGCCTGTGATCCGTTTACTTCGTACTTATCCTTGATGATCATGAAGGAATTCTGACGCTTAGTGGCGTCTGTGGTCATGAACTTTGAAGGAGCTTCAGTACCTTGATCGTACATGTTACCCAAGATGATCAGCTCGTCACCTGCCGTCCAAGCAGTGTTAGATGTAGAACCGTCGAGTCTCTTGAATTTATTCACATCTGTTCCAGAGAGAGAAGTTGCAATGAACACTTCACCAGTAGTTGCGTTCATAACAACATCCTGAAGCTGAAGTTCTGAGATCGCAGTAATACCAGTGATTTCTCCACCAGTGCCTGCTGGTGATCCAGCAACAGTTACCTTGGCGTGACGGCGTTGCTCCTCCCAGTACTGAACGAAGTCGTTCGTACCAGCAGACTTGGTTGCGCCAGTCAATTCCAAAAATCCAGTGATACCTTGATCACCATACGTCTTGATCAACAGATCTCTGTTGTCATTCTTATTGACCTTAAGCAACGCATCAATAGTAGTGTACTTGTCAGGTGACGAAGTAAACGTTGCATAAGAGTCAGAACCATTCTTAGCTACTGTAGCCATAATTTCTTAGTCTTAGATGTTAAAAGTCATTTTGTTTCCGTTACCGAGAATAGTTTTTAGTTGATCGGTAAGCGGATTAGAAGTTGGTGCTTGACCTTGAACTGGAGCCTTCGTGGATACGTTGGCTGCCTTGCTCACAACCCCTCTCTGACCATCGCTCAATCCCTGTCTGTAAACAGAAGAGACAATCTGATCGATGTTGTCGAGAACAGTTCTGTGAGATGACAGTGTGTCATAATCCCAGCTCCCGTCGTCGCGTACATAAGGGTCGAAGAACTCGTCAAGCTTTGCGTTCTTCTCCTTGAGTGAGGACTTGTATTGATCGTTCAAACCGAACGTCCAGGTCTTGCCATTTCCTAGGTCAAACTCTAACCCAGTCAAGGCGTCAACCTCCTTGCTCATGTTTGAAATCCACTCGTCCGTGATGATGGGGTCTTCATCAACCTGTGACTGCTGCTGAACTGGGAGCTTGTAAGAATCTCTCATTCTTCCGATAGCCTCCTTTGCGTTCTGTGCATCAATCTTCAGCTGAAGCTGTGCCATCTTGACTTCTTCCTGACTGTACATATCAGGATTCAGTTTATACTTGCCTTGCATGAGAGTGTTCACCTCATCAGGGGAGAGTGAGCTGTACTCAGTGGCCATGTGCACACGTACTGCGCTGTAGTCATCCATCTCGGATGGGTTCAGTCGCTGGTATGCAAACCAGTCCTCTGGTGATCTGCCCGTTTCCTCAACGAATCTGGCGATAGCCTCTACACGCTCGTCAAGTTGTTGTTGTGGTTGTTGCCCTACTGACCCAGAATCTTCAAGCGTCTGCGGTTGACCTCCAAACCTCTCGTTCAGATACTCTCCCATCATACGCCCTGCCTCTTCGTCAGAAAGCGTTGGTTGCGTTGTTGGTGCAGCCTCAGGGTCTACGTAAGGTGTCTCCTCGTACTGCTGTGGTTCTGGCTGCACTTCAACAGCCTCCTCTTGCTGAGGGGTTTCATTAAAGCTTGCTGCCAGATCGTCTACGTTGTCAAAGAACTGAAGTCCAGATGATGATTCCTGGACTTCTGGTTGCGCTTGTTCTACCTCTTGAATTTCTTGCTCCACTGCTGGAGCTTCAGATTGAATTTGATCTTCCATATTAAATTATTTGTAGTATGCGATGCACTTAGCGGTACCACCCACATCTATGCTTGTGAATGCCCCGTATATAGTGGCCCCTGCTGGGAGTGTAATAGACACATTCGCAGTAGCTGCTGTCTCAGAAAAACCTGAGTCGTATTCATAAATACCGCTACCCTTTACCGTGATAGTTCCAGCAGTCAAACATTGAATAGCATAAAAGTCGCCAGTAGCTACCTGATCCTCATCGAGGAGATAGAAGCCCTTCGGAAATGAATTTGATGGGTGTGCCATTATCCTAGTGTTGTAGATGAATTGTCAAGGCCAAACACAGCATACTCTACCAACTGATCAACGTCAGTTCCGTAAGCCTTAAAGGTCTGACCGTTAGGGACAGGGATAAAAGCAAACTCGCCGCCACCAATCTTAGCGATGTCGATGTCGTCGGTTGTTCCATCTGCCCACAAGTACACAAACTTTTCAAGATCTGTTGCGAGATTTCTAATGTACAAGTAGGCTCTATCTAGCTTATCTGACGCCTTGTAGATTACTGGGTTACCTGCAGCAGAAGAGGTCGGAGCCAACTTGACTCGCGTCACACTTCCAGCATCAGCAGTAAACGTCTTGGCAGCTGTGATCGCAACAGGTGTTGCCAATACGTCGTCTGTGGCTAGAGTTACGTTTACTCTAACTGTACCCATTATACGTGGTAGATGATCATGTACTCCAAGGTCATGGCAGTTGCCACGCTTGGAGTGACGGTGATGTCAGAAGCTGTGCTTGCGTCGTAGGGGAAGAGTGTCCAGTCTCCAGCGTAGAGCCTCCCCATGTTCTTGCCCCCTACACTTGCAGCTGGAGATCCTGTGATTGTAGCCGCATCTGCAATCTTGATGGTGAAGTACTCAGAGCTCACCGTGCTTGGGTTTCTGAGGTAAACCTTGAATCCAGGGTCAGTGGCACTGTAATCAGCATCCCCGAAGAGGAGGACTTCGTCATCGGAGGTAAAAGTTTTTCTGGCTACACCAGAGGTTTGATCAAGACCAGTGACGCTGTTCCCCTTTGTAAGCGTCGCGGTAGACGAGAGAGACAGAGCGTCACCAGTGAGGTCAGAACTGGATAGCGTGATTGTTGCAGTAGTAGTTGCCATTGCTTAGTTATCTTGAAAAGTTTGTTGCAAATATAGCAAGAATTATCTGTGTCTCCTTGCGATGAGTCTGGCACGCCTAGGTTGACTGCTGTGTTGCTTGCCAGCTTCAGTGTCTTTTCTCTTCTTAGCAGTGGTTGCTGCATACTCTTCGTCGGACATAGCCTCGATCGCAGACTCTGGCAGATAGCGCTCACCAGTAGCATCCTTACCTTGAGTAGAGGGCTTGCCGCTCTTGGTTCTCCACTTTTGATTAGTCCACATCTTCAGGGACTTCTGTGACTTCTTCAACCCCATTATTTCCTGTCCCTGTATCCTCCCCCTGCAGCCTTGTAAGCCTTGGCAAGCATCTGAGCCTTACGAGCTGACCACTGACCTGGTCTACCGCCCTTACCGCCTGCCTTGATTCTGTTAAAGAGACGCTTCCGCAGACTTGGTTTGGTGTAGTTCCCTGCCTCGTTGACTCTGCTCTTGTTCTTACCCATGATTCACAAGTTTGAACTTAGCGTTTTCTACAGCACCTGGGTGTGGCTTGTACTCACCCTTCATCAGGAAGTACCTACCGTTCTCCTGCATCCAGTGGTAGCCAGATGGAGGTGGGACGTCCATAGTCTTCTGAGTGATCTTGAGCTTGCCCCCCTTGTTGTACTTGACAGCCTTCATCTTACCACTTTACCTTGTTGGCCCAGTACGCCGCGCTCAACTTGCCCTTGGCAATATTCTTGGCATGACGAGCCTTGAATGACTTGCGCTGCGTTGCGTTCTGATTTGTCTTAGCCCCTTGCTCACCAAAGCGAATGAGCTTCACAACGTCACCGACCTTAGCCAGAACGATGTGAGATTTCTTAGGATGCTTGGGGGTAGCCTTAGGTTTGTTGACACCCTTTAAGTTGTGCTTCTTAAGTAGGTTCTTTACTCTTGTGCTCTGGGACATGGAGCAAATATAATTAAGACACCAAAAACACTATGGAGTAGTGACTGCCGCCAAAGGCGTCATTGACTTGCTCTACAGTTCCGTTGATATCCACATCCCCAGAAGAGGTGTTTACAACAAACTTTACGTTGGATGCAGAGTTGATGCTAGCTCTCGCGGAACCAGAATCTACGGCTGTAGCTGTGATTGCGGAAAGCTGGCCAGTGCTGAGGACGTCTTCAAAAGAATCTGCAGGGCCACCCGTATACCCAATACCAAAAACAGGCTCTTTCATTGGCGTGGCCACGCCGTCCAGGTACAGTGTTATTTGATTTGACTGAATCATGAAACCGTAATACTTAAGTCTTCAACCCTAAAGTCAACACTACCCGCAGCAAAAAGTTGAACAAAAACACCCAGATACCATTGATTACCAGCTTGGCTTAAACACGCCGTGGGGGATGATTGAGTTAAAGTGAACGTCTGCTCACTTGCGCTACTAAAGGCAAACTGAGTCGCTGCAGCAAATTGGCCTGCAGATGGAGAAACTACTTGAATTGCAATGGTGGTGTTTGTAGTCACCTTAACCGTTATAGAGTACGTAGCAGAATCTGTGGACGACAAACCGTCAAGCAACATCGCTCCATTAGCCCCGTAAGTGGCTTGAGAAACGCCCTGACCAACATTCGAGCTAATCATATCTGTTGATGACGACGTAGCTGTTGCTGACGGGAACTGATAGTAAAAGGTAGCTGTATTCGTAACATCTGTGGCGTACCCAGAGTATGAATACGTCCCTCCTCTAGATACAGCATTGCCGAACGAAAGATTTCCGCTCCCGTCAGTCTTTAAGACATCGCCTGAGCTTCCAGCACTTGTGGGGAAAGTGAGGTTCGTTGTCGGAAGTATGACCGAAACGTTTCCACTCATAGATCCAGACGTAGCTATAGTAACGGCATTTGAGTTGCCATTATCAAACATCCTGATTGAAGAGTCTTCAATGTCCCCATCAATCGTCAGCCTGTTGTTTATCTGAACGTTGCCTGCGGGAAAGAACTTTATCTCACTTGTACCTCCATTCTTAAAGTCGAGCGTATTCCCATTCATCTCAACAACTCTGGCCCCGCTAAGCGTAAGATCAGTGCTTCCTAAGTTAACATCGGTAGGCTGATCTGAAAGGTCGTTGTAGCTACCGCTCGTAGCTACATCCGCCAGAGTGGTAGGCGTGGCTACGCCAGAAGCATTACCAATCCAGGTTTGGCCATTAGGAATGTTTGGTACATCGTTAGCCCTTCCAGCACCCATGATAATGCCAGAGATCTTGTTGCCAGATGTGTTGACCTTGATGATAATCCCAAGGTTCTGAATGGCGTTTGTTCCTGTTGGTTTTGTAGTTGTCCACCCACCAGAAGCACCGAGATATACGGTCTGACCTTCTGTATAGATAGAAGCGTCAGGCACATCAACGTTGTTGATAAAGCCCAGAGCAATACCCTTCCCTTCACCTTCATCCGCAAGATCCTCGTCAAGCACAAAGTGAGCTGGGTAGTTTGTGGCTGCGTCAGCCGCAATAACCTCAGCAAGATTGCCTACGCTACCAGTGACGTGTACTGGAGTCCCTTTGGATAATGGGCCACCGCTTACGTTCTTTACGTTTTCTGCGATGGTCTGAGGGTAGGCAAAGGAAACGGTTCCAGCGCCGTCAGTCATAAGAACTTGCCTGTCAGTTCCGTCAGCAGCTGGGAGCGTGTAAGCACTCCACTTCGTGTCGTAATCAGTTGCGCTGTTCTTCTGAAGGAATTCATTTTCATTTCCTCCAACGATTACACCTGCGCCATCTGCTCCATCGGCACCAGTAGCGCCAGTAGCACCAGTAGCGCCAGTCTCTCCAGTATCCCCCTTTGGACCCTTACTCGTTACAGTAATAGATGAGTCAGCAGGCGCTGTAATTTCTACCGAGTAACCATCTTGATTTGTTACTGTAATACTCATTGTTAGATGCCAGTTTGTACTGCCTCTGAAATGTCTTGATTGACTCTAAACGCACCCTTCAGGATTGTGGTGTGCACATCAACACCAGTCGTGGTGTTTGGTTTGATCTGCTGAAGGTCATAGATGTAGTTACCTGCAGGAACCTGACGCATTGTCGTTGCAGTGGCTGTGATGGTTACGTTACCGCTATCGTCTGTGACAAAGGACTCGAAGCTTCTCTCTTGACCCTTTGCATCAACTGCCTTAGAACCCAAGCCCTTGGTACCTATAATCAAGCCCGAAGCTCCCTTCTCAACGGCAGAAGCGTTGCCATCCCTAACTTGCATAACGAAGCTGTAGTTGTCCGTGGCGAGAGGCAGGGCTACACCATCAGAATCCTTCAGGGTCACCGTAAGTGAGAACGTGTCTCCACGACGGCATGTGATATCAAGCTTTTCGCTTACGTCTAAATTTACCTTTTTCGCCATTTTAGATCATAGGTATTTGAGGTTCCATCCCCTTTCTCTTGTCGATAAGCTTGGCCTGCTCTTCAGCCTGCTTCTTTACTCTATCGTCCTTTTTAGTTTCCTTAAAGACTTCGATCTTCTCCTTGAACTCTTGATCGTCAGTCTTGAATCCTAGTGTTGCCTGAGCTCTGATGAGTTCGATTTCTCTTCTGTACTGATGTCTGACCTCCTCAAGCTGCATCTCCATCTGAGTCTTGAGCTGCATCTTCTGCTGCTCCATCTGGAACTCCATCTGCATCCTTTGCTGTTCAGCCTGTGCAGCAGCCTGCTGAGCCTGTTGAGCGGCCTGAGCTTGCATCTGAGAGTTCTGTTGCGCCTGCTCTTGCTGCTCCTTCATGCGCTTCTTGCGGCGAACAATCAAAAGTCTTTCGGCCTGATTAACATCCTTAAGGCTTCTAATGGCCATGGCGTCTTCAAGGTCTATCTGCTGTTGCGCAAGTGACTGCTGAATGTTCTGCTCCAAGTACACCTTGTCCTGATCCTCCATTTCCTTCTTGATCAGTACACCGAAGTTGTACATAGGTAGATCTGCGAATCCAGACAGGGCAGCCATGTTCTCCTTCCCGATAGCGTTCTGATAGATCTGCATCAGGATGGAGTCAGGTGGGATGATCTGAAGACATCTAACTACGTCCTGGCAAACCTGCTTGAACAGGATCGTAGACGCATTCGTAATGTCATACGTTGCATTGTTACCAGCCGCAATAGCTTGCTGCTGAACACCGACGAGGGTGTCACCCTTCGGAGTTGATGCATCCATCATCTCGTTGATGCCCGTAGTATCACGGATCATGTTGAGATAGTGGTTGTACAGCGTGATGAGCTCGTTGATGTTGCGAATGCTGTTGGGGATCTGCTGGATAGGCGCACCCTGGAATCCACCCTCAGCGTTCTTACTTCTGTAGTAGAACACACCAGTCTGCTCGTAGATGTCATGCAGCTCCAACGGCTGTAGCTCTCCACCCTTACCTAGCTGTACGTTCTCCAACCCCTCAATGTCAATGATCAACCCGTCAGGCTTAGCCTTTGCGATGGACTGTTGAATCTTAAGGTGAGTAATCTGGAGCATGTCTGCAAACCCGATACACCCCTCCACCATGCTCTTGGGCATCATATCCCTAAGGTTGGTGGCAACAACAGAGTACGACATACGAGCCTTGGTTACGTCGTGCATGTTTCTGGGCACGTTGGTCTTAAGGCCGTAGTTAATCAGGTAGTCACAATCCAGAACGAGCATCCCACCATAGATTGACGAGATCTCCATCTTGTGAGGTGTGCGTTCGTAGACCCCCTTATTAGACTTCTCCTTGTACTCAAAACCCTCGTAGTAGAAACCAGTATTCCCGTACTGATTTTCTTTCTCCTCAAAGTACATGCAGTCGACAGAGATGAACTCAAAGTCCAACACGTCAACCATATACTCCTCATACCCGTACACGTTTCTCCCAAGCGTATCATCATAGTACACTTGGTTCATCTTGTTGTAGTCGCTGTTGTGGCTCTTAGACTTCTCAGCAATCTTCTTGTACTGCTCATCCGTCAACTCATCACCAGCGATACGCTTAAGCTCCTGAATGGAGATGGTTCTGATGTGACCTGCGTATACGATGTCAGAGAAATTGGGGTCATCGGTGGAGCTGTGAATAAACTTCACAGGATCTACATATGACGTCTTGATCCCATAGGTGGGGTCATTGTCCCTCTTGACAACAGCCATCCCGCATGCAACCAAATCCTGCACACATCTTCTGTACACGTTGTCCGAGAAGTCGTTCCACTCTAGCGTGAGATTTGTGGCAATCTGCCCAGCAATCTCGGCGTCTGTCTTGATGTTTGTCTCAAGAAGAATCTCCGCCTCCTCCGCTGTGTCAGGCAAATTCTCTGGATCTTGATCTAAAACCAACCCGCCAGTCATCTCCTTGAGAGCTTGAAGCTGCTCCTTCATCTGAACCTGGTTCATGATTCTCTGCTTCTGCTTGTTCTTGGCAGAGGTAGAGATGGGGTCAATCGCTTCAAGGTTAGGGTAAGGGGCTCTTGACAGAATCTTGTTCACTACGATGCGAGCGAACTTGGGGAGGATAGGTACTGGAGTGTAGTCTAAGTTTATCAGAGATCCATCGCCATTGTTAGGATCTAGGGACGTAAGGATCTGCTTGTAGATCGTGGTGTCCTGAACACCGTTGGCGTAGTCTCTGTTCTTCTCAAACGTTCTCGCTCTCTTCTTATATAGGGACTGTTCGTCCTGAATCTTCCCCCACTGATTCTCAATAGCCTTCGCGTACTTCAACCCGTAGTCCTGAGACATCTTGGTCTCCCGTGAGGCTAGAGGGTCGGGAAAGTTCTTTGAATACTTCCTAGTGTTATTATACATTCCGCGAAGTGGTGAGTTGCATGCAGTTGCAAATATAGTGGAAATCCTATGTTTACTTGAACCTACGCAAGAACACCCTTTCAGAAAAGTCAGATGGTGGCTTCTTTGGTTTTGCTTTCTGAGCACCAAGCAGCGCCAACCCTGAACTAATCGTAAGGTCGAACTTGGTTCTGTTGTCAATCTTGTACCCAATCCAATCCTCAAGAGTCCTATTGAAGTACATCTTCCCGTGCTCCCCAGTATCTCTATTTATCCCCACATGATCGTGTATGTAGGCTTCAATGGCATGGGCGTGCGACTGGATCACATCCTGAGAGTTAGAGGGGATACCCTTGGTCTTGGTCTTTGCGCTACCGCCACTGGTTAAGTGCTCTGGCCTATCCATTAGATAACCATCGTAACCTCTTGATTCAAAGTATCTTGCAATACCGTACTTATTGTTTTCAATTAAGATAGGGTACCCGTAAAAGAACGCAGCCTTAAGGACGTCCTCATAGAAGATCTTGGCTAGAGGTGGACGAGATGCATACTCCACTACGAACATGTTCGATGGGTACTCCATGTGAAACTTGTTGTAGAGGTGCAGCGCCCCCTTAGACCCACGTCCGTCGACGGTGGCATCAAGGTCGTAGGAGTCAACCCCACCCACCCCTAGCTCTGCATTCGGTGCAACGAGCTTGCCTCGCTGCTCAATCTTATTATTTCTTAGTTCAGCTGGTGGCATCCAAGCAACCCTAAACCTACCCTTTGGGTCTGGGTCAAACAGTACCTCAGTGTCCTGCTCCCCGTTCTTCCAAACGAAGTTACCCCTGACGACAGGGTTAGGGAAGAGTTCGTCATTGTACTGTATCTGCTCGTAGATCTGACCTATGTTGAACAGACTACCGTCGATGCTGTCCCTGAAGGCTTCGTCAGTGCTGAAGGGGAACTGCCTCGTTACCTCGTTGAGTTCTGAGGGGTCTCCTTTAAGGCTCTCCCTCTCGTTCTTAAGGTACGTCTTAGCCCCGATAGTAATACTATCCCCATCAAGCCCGTCCACAGGGCTATCAGGATCGTCAACGATGGGTCGACCGTGTCGGTCAAAAAATCCTTCAAGTGATTCATAGGCTGGAATAAATAAGCGGTACAAGCCAGATCTGGTCCTACCGTTTGCGTTTCTTTCTTCTGGGTTGGAGTCCTCCCAAAGGTCCTTGTACTCCCTCCCACCCTTATCCATAGGGTTTACAGTGGAGCCGACCAAGGCCTTCCCCACAATCTTTCTACCCACAATCAAACACGTGCGCTGAATTCTCCAAGCGTCACGAATGTCCGTAGGCTTCTCCCACTTACCAGCCTCATCCAAGTACAACAGGTGAAGCTTCTCACCGTCGTATGCGTTGTTGGTGGTGTTCTTCCAGTTGATCAGCGTATTAAGAGCCTCGCCCGTCTGCGCAGTCTTATTCTTCTTCGTGATTCTCTTACTCGGCTCGCGAAAAGCCAGCTCCATGCGCGGATTGGTCGTTCCATCCTGAATAGGTTTGAAGAAGAAGGGATAGTGTCTGAACATGTACACCACCTTCTTCATGAATATATTCTCCTGGGCGTCCTTACCAGTCTTCGACTGTATCCCCAAGAGCTTGTCCTTGACTTGTGTGGCTTCGTCCAGAAGCACAGCAGAGCAGATGTTAGTGTATCCGCTCCGCCTACATTTAGTATACAGCTGCCCGATACATCGGGGGTCCGCCTCACACGCAGACAAATGTACGAAAATATCTCTTTGGAACTCAAGATAGTCTGGATAACCCACATCCATCTTGGTCCACTGGAGCATCATGTAATGCCTGCCCGTAATATACGTAGGCCTACCATCGTTGTAAAACCAAAAGCCCTCACGACGACGACGAAACTCCTCCTCGATATACGGACGAAACTTCTCCCTGAACTCTCTTGGCGACTCGGACCACTCATCCATGCTCTTAATCCGAAGCAACTCCTTTGGCATAGGAATCCTCTCCCACAACTGCAAGTGGTTTGGACGTCCATATCCAACAATTTCTTCTTCGGGGGGCTGAGCGGGAAGTGCAATGTCAAGATCGCCAATCCTAACAATTTCTCCCTCTGTACCGTTGGGACAAATCTGGATAATATATTCATCAGTAGACTTGGCCATACCGATTGCTCCTGAAGCTAGGGGCTCCAGACTTTGGGTTCTTTAACTCCATGTACTTACCACATGGACACTTAACGTTATGAACAGCCTCCCCGTCAATAATCTTGATAGAAGCCTTGTCCCTTGTTTCTTCGTGCTCGCAGCACTTACACACATAGTTAGCCATAAGACATTGATATTCAGTCATTGTACCCCCACCTGGAATCGAACCAAGATTACCGCTTTAGAAGAGCGGAGTTTTATCCGTTAAACTATAGGGGCAGTAGTTATTTCTTCTTTCTCCTTTCGTAAGTCTTTCTTCTATGACAGTTAGCGCATCTGACGTCGCACTTCCTGATCTCGTTCTTTATAGCTTCTATGCTGTAAGAGTTGTTAACCATGTCGGCGACGTTCTTGATCTTCTTACCTCTTACGTGATCAAACTCAAGGACTATAGGGTCTGACTCCCCGCAGTCAACACAGCTCAAAAGCACCTTGACTCTCCGAACAAACTCTCTCGCCCACTTTCTTCTATTCTTGTTTCGCTTTAAGCTCCTCTCCTTGTACAGAGCCTTGTTGCGCCGATAGTGATCCTTAGAGGCCCTGCTTTGATCTTCCTTGCTTTTGTAGGCCATAGTTAACGACCCTGACCCCTGTTAGACTTCACGTAGTTCTTAGAGCTCTTGTGCTTAGAGTACTTGGTCTTTGCATGCACTCCCTTTCGGCGCACGCGCCTGGACTTGTAGTTTGATTCCTGAACCTTTGCCATGTTATTTAATTTGTCCGCAAGGTGGGGCTTGAACCCACATGTAACCAGTTACCCTTTCGACAAGGTATAAGCTTGAGGGGATACTTGCGGTGTAAAGTTACTTAGAGAATCTTTCCGCGAACCCCCCTGAGTAATCTTTTTCTTGTTCTATCTCACCGCTCTGCTTAAGATCCCTCACCATCTGCTCAAGTCTTTGCCTTTCCACTAGCAACTCCTTGGCGTCAATAGCTGTCTGCTTGATGGATTGAAGCTCAGCCTTTCTAGATGCACCGCCTGCCTCTGGGTCGACAGGCTTCTTGATCTCCTCAATCATGTTGTTGATGGCGATCTCCATGCTGTGCATGAGCTTCTCCGCAGCATCAATCGTTGTGAACTTCTTCCTCGACATAAAGCAAATCTTCAGCTCTGGTTCTGTAATACTCCTTACCGTCAATCTTGAGTCTGTAGTCTCTGTTCTTGGCAAACCCAACGACATCCCCTGGAGCTAATCCCATGTAGTCTGTCTCCTCATTGCCGTAGACAAGCCTCCCCTTTGTGGGGAGTTTCTGCTCAAGCTCAACCATCTCTATCAGATCAGATGGGAACTCTTCCTCCTCTTCAACAGCCTCAAGAAGTGTCCACCCCCCAAGGGTTTTGATCTCCCCAGTATCCTGACACTTAAAGGCAATGGCTTGTGAGTTGATGGCCTCTGGGTCGTACTTGACAATGTAATGATCATCCTCCCCAGTAAGTGGCTGCCCGCCCTGCATAACGACAAGGTGGTGAAAGTACAGCGTATCCCCTGGCTTTACACCAGTGTCGTACTTGAACGGGGATGCAACCACAGGACCCTCGTTGATCCTGTACTCAAACTCCCCCATCTCGAACCTAGTGTCTATATACAGCTCTAGACCGCTGTCAGTCTTGATCGTGTCGTTGATGAGCTTCTTGAGCTCGACGACAAAGAAGTTGAACGTTTTCATTATATAGTTTATTGAATTTCATATCACTTGTAAGGGAAGAGCTTGTTCAGTTTCTCTTGCCTCTTCTTGCAGCCGCAGTCCTTCACTGTGGACTTAACAACCCTCTGCACCCCAGTAATCTCTAGGAACTTAGCGATGCTATCACCAACTCCCTTGGGTACTTTCTTGCTCATATCAGTACGCACCCCCAGAGTTTGATCTAGCTGATGCAGGTCGAGCAACCTGTCTTGAAGGTGTCGATGCACGTCTTGCTGGCTGTGGTTGTGGTTGTGCTGGGGCTTCGTTCCTCATCCCTCTTTGGATGATGGCAACCTTGGACGCAACAACCTCGTTAACAGAGCTGAGCCTCTTGTGAGGTTGATTAGTGTGAGTTGGACCAACCATGGCTCCCTCAGAGATGTGCACATGGTATGAGCCAGTGTACGGCTTACCGTCTGGTGTTACAAACTCAGATCCGTCTGTCGTAAGGTTGTTTCTAGTCATCAGAAGTTTAGATCGAATTCTACCAAGCACGGCATCTCGTCTATGGCCTTCCATAGAACCTGACCGTCATCTCTCTTAATATATACAAGATATCTTTTCATCCTGTGCCTGTGAAGATGTTCATCGTCCAGCACGATGGCAGAGACGCTCCCATCCCCCACCTTCATGCCAACGTAGTAAGCCATACCATCCTTAGGGTTTTGGCCTATGACAATCTTCCTGATAAGTCCTTCCATTTTAGTTCAGTGATATACCCAGCCCATCAAGGAGGTCGTCGAGGTCTGGACCTCCGCCACCCTTATCCGACGGGATGAATGTTTCTTCCACAAAGTTAAGGACACTAAGCATTTCATCCTCACTGTCCATGTTGTAGCTGTAGATCGCCCTTAGTCTTTTCTCCTCTGGGTCGTCTTCATCCTCCTCGACAAGCCCAGTTACCATAAGAGACAAGACCTCGTCACGCACCCCATATTTTTCTATGACTCGCTCCATTTCGAAAGCAAGTCTCTGTATCTCTAACAAGAAGCCTTCTTTGTCCATATCTTTGGTTTTATGGCGATTAGGAAGGGTTCCAAGAAGCGTCTCTTCAGGGAGTTCTCCCCTCTTGATCAAAGGTACGTCAAAAGGAACTACCTCAAACACCTTCAGAGGGTGACGAGAGAGTTCTGTTTGAAAAGAGATATTTTCGAGAGGGAGCTTATGTTCTTGCTGTGGGCGTACGACCTTGAGTTCTTTACGATCAAGCACGCTGCTAAGGACATGGGGAAGAGTGCTGCACCAATGGCGCAAAAGACCTTGTATCCTCTTATGAAGGAGGGGTATGTCTATAAGCACTTCGACAGGCTTACACCGTCAGATACCAGAGAGGATCACCTGTTTAGGGACGAAACCAAGCACAACTACAGGGTGAGGTATGCCATCACCCAGAAGGCTAGGTTGTTGGTGCAGGACTTCTATAGGGAGCTAGAGGGTTAGTTGATCTCAGGGAACCACCCATCCCCAATCATGTAGGCTTCACTGACATAAGAGAATGAAGTGGGGAGAATGTCCCCAACATTTATCTCAACACCATGATTGTCATTAAGCCTTGTCGTAACCGCAGTCTTCTTTTGAGTCGTGTACTCTGGCATAGAATCAAACAGCTCCGTTGTATCAAGAGATGCGTGAGGTCTAATCTTGTCAGTCGAGGATATGCAGAGAGCCGCCCTGCCGTCAGAATGTGTTACATACCCACAGAAGTTGTTAGTGACATCATCCTGAGATCTAATTGATCTTGGACGTTGGATTGTCCACAAGGCCGCAGATATTTCTTCACATCTTTCCTCTGAGGTCTTTCCTTCAGTAGGGCTTACCACAATGTAATTCATCAGTAGATAGAATAGAGGTTGTTAATATTGGATTCAATCGCGGTTCGGTTGGCTGACTGATCTGAATTCCAAACAATAACCTCCTGCCAAAGCGCTGTGAATCCGCCATATAGAGTGAAGTCTAACTGGCTGTCAGCAGTGCTTGGGGCGTTGGTTGAGGTGTTACCAGTTAACAGTGCTTCTCCATTTACACCCACCTTGAGGCGATCTGCAGCTGTTGCATTGTCAGCATCGATGTAAAACGTAACCAAGTTTTGACCAACCGCAAAAGTCTCTACTGGAGTCGTGTAGTCAACAGAGGTTGAGGTGCCATTCTTAACCAAGAAACGAGCCAACTCTGTAGAAGAGAACTGACTTGACTGGTATGAAATCTCAACCCCCACACTACCCGAAAACGCGCCAGTCTCAAAGAGCTCGTGCTCTGTCGTCCCACTTGTTTCTCTTGCATCGGTCGGGGACACCACCCATGAGGTTGAACTGCTTGATCCGTCGTGCAAGAACTTGAATGTTGTCTTCGAACTGGGTACAGAAAGACTTATGCTGCTGGTAGACATCTGTACCGCAGGTTTTCCGTTCACTATTATAACACCCGTTGTTCCGTCGTAAATTTTTGGCTGGTTTGCTGAGGTAGACTGTGAAGCGTTGTTGCTTGAGGCTTGGTCATACCACGTGGTGACAAATCCATCGTTCGCACCGCAATGACTAGCTATTGCAGCAGTGTCAAGCGAACCTGAGCTAAAACCTATATCTGTCTCAGCATCATCATTTGACCTGCGAATGCGGATGGCGTTACCTGAATAATCAGTTCTAAGCTTCCTTAAGCTGTAGGCTGCTGAAGCTCCTGAATATTCATCAAGAAGTGGTGGGATGACAGCTGAAGTGACAACCCCTTGATTGGTTAAAGATAGTCCTAGACCTAGCATATCAAAGTTGTTTTCCGAACATCACTTCGTAGTAAACCTTTCCCTGATCGTCACGACAAGCTTTGAGGCAGCGACCACGATTAAGGCCATCATAAACGAAAGACACATGAACCCAATCAGGATTGTCCTGATCACCAAACTCCCAAATGAGTTGATCAAATTCAAGATTCTCTCTGATGTAGTTAAAGATGTCTGCGTTGGTGCACTTGCCGTATACGTCGGCATCCAGGTCGAGCGCACGTCCCTCCATATGCTGACTACGCCTTGAGCCACCGATCGCCTTATTGAGTTCAGGCGAGCGATACCCTGACGACACGTATATAGGAACTCCGAGACACTCCCTAAGAGGTTGAAATATATTGATCGCAACCTGTCTAAGATTTTCTGTAACCCAATCATCTGGTTCGTTGTTAATACCTAGTCTCTTTGCTGTAAGGCTTTTCGTTACCTCTGAAAGGGTTAGGTTGTCGGATAACTTCATTTCTTGTTAAGCAAGTTAAACACGTCAGGGTAGGCCTTGTCGATGTCGCTACTTACCTTAAAGTTATCCACAAGCTTCTTCTTCTCTTCCTTGGTGAGGCTGCCATCAGCGACTTGCTTGTCGAGCATGGCTTCATATTCCTTGGCGTTCATGTCGGCAGAAGGTTTCCTGCTAAGACGCTTGAGAAGGTCTTTCACGCTGGGATCTCCTGACTTGTTTTTTAACACTTTCATTGTTTAGTCTTCGTTTCTCGTTCTCTACTCTAGAGTCTTTACGCTTCTTCTTCGGATTGAAGTAGTGCTTGTTCATTCACACTCGTTAACAGCCGATATTTGGAAAAGTCGAATGTTCATCCTATCATCGTATCAGAATCAATCACGAAAGTACAAACAAACACTTAAAACAAACAACCATGAACAACTTCATTAACCTCACCCTTCGGGTCTTGCGTTGGACTGCAATCTCTGTGTTCGCTTTCTTCGCAGCTATCTTCGTACTGGCCTTCACGTTCGATTGCTCAATGGAGCGTCTTCGAAATCGAGTGTCTGTCCCGTTCATCCAATCTGTGCGATCAGACATGCCGATTCAGGTTATTAACGTGGACCGCGTGGTAGGCTTAAGCACGGCTGACTTTGACAGTGTGCTAGCCAGTGGTGAGATCTACGACTACGAAATGAAGCGTGACGTTCACATCTTCATGGAACAACCTGACAGCGTCATGAGCTTTCACCCTGGAATGGCTGGGGTGTATGTTGTTTCCACGGCTGGACCTCAGGGTGAGAACGAACCATTCATCCTTCTGTTCGACGAGGACTGGGTTCAGCAATGCATCGCGAACGACCAAGTTGTTGTAGAGGAGATGGGGGTTCATATTACAGCCCCTGGGTATGAACTAGATGCCTCGAACAGTCAACCTGTGTATCGATGCTCTGATGTCTGACAAAAAGAAAAGCCCCCGCAAGGGGGCTTTCTTGTTTCATCAATAGCAGACCGTCAGGTAGATTATCTTCTAAGAGCGTCTCTTTCCTCGTTAGTCATGCGAGCACGCTCAAAGGCTCTCATGCCAGCATCAATTGGGTGCTTTTGTACGCTTGACGGGGCGTACTCATAGCCTGGTGCAGTAAGCTCATCATAAAACCCGCTAATAGCAGATCCAATGGCGTCGATCATACCAGATTGCCCGCTACGCTGTCTAGCGTAGTCATCAGCCGACTCATTTCCATAACCCAAGACGTATCTATCTCTAAGATCACCTTCACCTGTAAACAGGTTAAGCAACCCCATCCCAATGGCAGAGGCATCGTCATACATATTCTGAAGACGGCTATCATCAGCGTACTTTCCGCTTGCTTGATACTCCTGGATCTTAGCCTTACCACTTGCCTTAAAGTACTCAATTAGTTGTGATGGCGTCTTATTAGACTTCTGGTGCTCGTTCATACCGCTTGCACGGTACATTCTGTTGTCTCTTAGTGTTCTCATGATGTTGCTACAAAGTATTCTGCTGTGATGTCGGCAGAGTCAGAGACCACCGAAATCTTGTTGATGTTTGCAAAGTTAATAGATACCGTACCGTCGGCTGTGACGGCAGGTGTTGTTGATGTCTGAGTCGCGTCCATGCCCTGATCAAAGAAAACCACGCTACCTCCTGTCGGAACCAACACGGCGTACTCCTCATCAGTTCCAACCACCCTCACGTGTAAGTCATCGCTCCCTGAAAGGTGAGAGATGCGGAGGTACTTCAGGGCACCGTCTATAAACTGACCGTTCCCTGCAGCTAAGTCGAACTTGATAAGATCCATCTCAGTGGACGTGGCGACAAACACCCTAGTATCAATGGTGTTGATCCCATCGATGGTGGTTGATCTAGTCTGACCAAAGTCCCTCCCGTTGAGAGTTACCTTCTCGTCAATCTGTACGCTCATTGTCGCCATGAGGCAAAGATAGTAAAGCTGTTTTAATTATTACTGGAGGAATGGATCGTACACATCAGCCGCCGTGTAAGAGGGTTGCACCATCGGTGGTGGCATGGTGTATGGTTGTGGGGTCTGATACGCTGGGACCTGGAAGGTGGGTTGCTGCATGAAGTTCATTTGATTCTGCATCATTGCAAGCTGTTGCTCCAGCTGTGCTGTTCTGGGGTCTGGCTGAAAACCCCCTTGAGCCCCACCAGACATATTGTTCTCTATGGCCCCCATAGCCGCCTTCTTGCCAAACTCCTTAAGGCCAGCCTTAACCCCTGTGGTTGCAGCAGTCGTGCCAGTTGTGGCTGCAGCTGTCGTGGCTCCAGTGGCTCCAGTGGTGGCCGCTGTGGTTCCTGTCAAGGCAGCAGGGGTCAGGGCTGCTTGAGTGGCGGCAACGCCACCAAGACCTGATCCTCCAGTTGCTGTGATGCCAGTCCCAACTGTTGTCGGGGCAACAGCCGTAGTAGCTCCAGCTGTAGCAGCTCCTCCACCCCCAGCGCCAAGGATAGCACCCCCAGTAAGGGCTGCCCCTGCCAAGACACCCACTATCTCAGCAGTGTTCTCCGATCTCTCCTTCCTTACATCCTTGAAGTACTGCTCGATGTCCTCTTCTCTACGGGTAAGTTCCTTGTACTCACCACCCCTCATCTCAACCTGAGACGGGTCAATCCCCTTTCTCTCAGCCTTCCTAAGTGCTCTACGGTTGAGTCTCTTCTGCTTGTGTACATCTCTCTTGAGCTGCCTGAAGTCCTCCCCCTTTAGGTCACCACCTGCAGCAGACGTTACAGCCCCCTTCTGTGCCTCTGACTCAAATACCTTCTCCTTGGTGTTCCCCCACCCCTTGAACTTATCCTCACCAGAGATTGTGTTTGTATCCTTCTTAGTAAATATCCCCATGGCTGTTAGTCGTTGTAGTAGTATCTATAGAACTTGGCTTGATAGTCAGGGAAGGTCATGTTCTTACCCTTGAGGTTTTCATCCCTCTTATCTCTGATCGTGTGACCAAGATACTCTCTAGAGCCTTGTCTCCCCTTAAGGTGACGCATAAGGAGTAAGTCAAGGTCTGAGAACATATCGTCAAACCCAGGAATCTGTGGTGAATACTCTTTTCTAATGTCAGCGATATCCTCCATGTACGGATTCCCACCAGCGACAGACTCAGTGAGAGCTCTTCTCATCGTCTCGTTCTGAAGATCCTCATCGAACATGTACTGCTCCTTAGTTACCCCAGATAGGTTTGGGTCCTTCTTGAGCAGATTCCACAGGAACTGATGCCCACCAACAGCCGAAGAGGTTGGGTTCTGAGCCCTGTAGTTCAGGTCAGACTCCACCCCAGCAAGTGCCCTAATGAACGCTGTTGTGTCCATCTGTGCGTTGTACGCCTCTTTCGGGATGTTGAACTGACCGCTACCTTGATACACAGGGAACTCAGTGACAGTCTTCCCACTAAACCTATACTCCCCACCAGGTTTCATGTGCTTCACATCCCCCCTATCACTCACACCGATCACATCGTGATCAACACCCTTCATGGAGATCTTGTTTGATGGGATGACATTGAAGTCATTGAACCTGTCCTTGCTATCCCTGCGATAGCCAGTCCTAGTAACGTTCCCCTTGAGTGCTCTCATACACGCAAAGATAGCTTACTTCTTCTTAGTCTTACCGTGCATGGATAGCGCTATGGCTATGGCCTGCTTCAAGGGTTTCCCCTCGCGAACTAACAGCCTGATCTTGTCAGACACCCTCTTGTTGTGTTTGGTTTTAGACATAGCAATCCTCTGACATAAACATCTAACAGATTCTCTGTGTTCACACAAAGACCATCTGAGAAGTTTAGACCCCTCTGATCTGCTTGATGATTGCGAAGGTATAAACAAAAATCTCAAAAGTCAAGGTTGAATTGAAAGTTTAATCAACACAGCCTAACTAATTGTGTATCATAAGTTTAGAATATCCGCATTAAAGTCAAACTCGAACAGCGGATCTGGAAAAAGTGGTGAGAAATGTTTGAGTATGGGATTATCGTGCTACATAGACGAGCACGCGCGCGACCCGAAACGGAATCTGTGTCCCCCCTCCCTTGCATTATGTTGCGATTTGCGCACAACTTTTAGCGTTTTGTGTAACGTGTTGACGCACAGGGTGTTGACCTAGGTTACTTGTACAAAGCATTCAACAGACGTGGCTTTATGCACACATACAGACCACAATAACAAACCCTCCCCAATCCTCCCATCCTCAGACCTAAGCGGAAGGGGTATACGCGCTGACCGACATCCTCCCCACCACATGAACCTGTCGCACCCCCCATCCAACCACCACGTCTTGACCCCCATGCTCAAACTTTTTTTCGCTCTGTATCTCAGTCATACTGCGGGATTCACATTCGTTAACATTTGAAAACTTGACAAGTATCTGTTCCCTTCACGATGTTTGTACCGAATCATTCATCAAACCATTCAAACCCCACACATCATGTACTTCGTAGACATCATCAAGCAAGCAGACACGGCCACGGTCATCGCAACGTTGGAGAACGCCACTAACGTCATGCATCGCACCGACTACAAGATTGCAGTTGGAGACGCAACCAAGCAGGACGAAGTTGACAACGCCACGGCAGTCATGGTTCGCAGAGCGTGTGACGCAGAGTTGACAAAGCGGAAGCGCAACGCCTAATGAAATCACGGGGAGGATGGACACGCTGTCCTCCCCACAAACCCATAAACCCCACACACATGGACAAGTTCAAAGCAGCTACCAAGGCTTACCAAGACGCAATTGCAGCAAACCTAGCTTCACGACAGGAAGCCCGCGCCACAAACAGCAGCAGAACCTTTGAGGAGGAGAAGATGCATCGTCTGCGCATCGAATCCGCAAAGAACGCTCTCCTGAAAATTGCCCGCACCATTGAACTCTAACTCCCCACACAATAACCCAAACACGACAAACGTTATAGACACATGAAAGCAACATTAGTATTCCACACCAACGACCGACCACGAGGATGGAAGGTTACCAAGTTCTTCAGCGGACAACACCACATGCGGAACTTCATCGACTACATCGAACGCACCAAGCAGTTCACCTACGACGAACACTACATTCACCCAACCACATAAACCCCCACACGATGACACCAGAAGAATTGAACACACTGCACGAGTTGTTGCAAACTTTTCAGAACGAAGTTCTGCAAGGAGAGATGGGCGATGCCGACGACAGAGCCATCACTGCCGCAATCTACATCGTTGAAGAATACACATAAACCCACACACAATGAAGATTCAAGTACATGGATTGGAGCGACACAGGTACGCACCAGAACTCAACTGCCTGCACATGACAGACGGGACAGAAATTAAGACACCACGATGCACGACCATCGAGGAAGCGATGGAGCACCCAAACTTCCTCCGCTTCAAATCAAAGAACACAAAGTAAACCCAACCACATAAACCTATACACAATGAAAATTCAACTTGGAGACAATCAGGTAGCCATCCTCGACTACACAACACGAGAGGTAGACGTAATCACAATCGAAAACCTTGACCAAATCGAGGACATGGAAACTCACTTGGAAGAACTCGGCTACGACACATCGAACATCCTGTACATGTGTTGACACCAAATCGATCGATTCATACTGCTCACAAACATCACGCAACAAACCCACACACAATGAATATCGACAAGCTAATGCGCATCCATACCTGTGTAGACATCGCAGGACTAACTGATGACCTGCTCAACGTGAACTTCGCCATCATCCTCGGAAGCGAGAGGAACATCTCTAACGCACTAATGTGCGAGTTCGGTGATGCCTACGACATCGAGGACATGATTGAGGACATCGAGGAACTCATCCCCTTCGCATCGGTTGTCGGAAACGGCACTGACCTGTTCGTCCTGAACTGCGACACAACTCCCGAAGATTTTGTCATCTGCTGACACAATAATCCCAAACCACAAACGTTATAGAGACATGAAGCACACACGATATGACTCCCTTACAGGACAGGGAATGAACTCAGGATACTGCATCTGCGATGGAGATGCATACGCGGCAACCGACGAGACTCTGTTGATTCAGCTCATGGCTATAGAATCCATCGGTGAATCCGAAGTGGTGACAGAATACCTAAGACGATGCTACGAGGACGAACTCTACTACTACACCGAATGGGAGGACGAGGACGATGCCGACGACGAGCCAACCCAAGAGGAACTCAATGCGACACGACAAGCAATGTTCAACCTGTTCAGAACCGACAACAAGTAAACTCCTAAAAACCCCACACACAATGACTACCTACACAACCTTCCTCATGTACGCCCAAATGTCCCTTGCTTGGGGCATCATCCTCACGGGCATCGGACATCTCATCACCTTCTCGTTGGACTACATCGAACACAAAACACAACAATGACCCACGAGCAAGTACGCCAAGCACTAGCACAGGCACAAGAAAAATATCACCACAAACGCAATAAGCAGAATCTGTCTGCGTTGAATAAGTGGAAGCACCACTACAACATCTCTCTCATCAACATCTCAATCAGTAAACTCAAGGAATCATGACCAACAAAGAAATCGTAGACAACATCACCAAGCAACCTGTGGGACGAGCCACACTAGTGGTGAACGACAGGTGCGGAGACCCAACCAACTACCTGTACAAGATTAACTCGCTTGCCTACCACAAACCAGACCTTGTAAGGTCAATGGCGATAAGCATCCTGAGTTATGGAGATGACTTCAACTCCGATAGCATCAAGCGACTCGTAGACAAGCACTACAACGACAACAAGTAAAACCCTCTAAACCCAATACACAATGTCAGTATCAATCATCCTCCGTCAAGGTGAGTCCATCCAAGATGCGATGGCACGAGCCAAGACCACCATCCTGAAGCAGAAGGCAGCAAATCAATCCGATGAAGCACTGAACCTGTCAATGGACGAACTCAACGCAATGTTCAACCCCAACAACTCACAAGCATGAACATCCCCAACCCCTTCCTCGATTGCTCTCTCGATGAACTCGTGATAGCATGGAAAACGTTCTCAGTGCCAAGAAGCAATGGAGCACTAGACACCGAAGCCATGTCGTGGGTAAGCGAAGCACTAGACGAGAAGCTATACCTACAAGCATCAATCATCCCAAACCCATTGGGTGAGGGCAGTATCAACATCGTATTCCTGATGGAGTTATGAACAAGAAGAACCACTGCTACATCTTCAGTTGGAACGAAGGTGGATGGAACTCCGAATGGGCAACCAACATTCGATCCGCTCGAAAGCAGGCAAGAGAGCGTTGGGCTGACCAACGTGAACCTATCCTGACCATCGACTACAACTCGTTCAAACGAGTAACGATGGAGGAGTACAACGGAATCCTCCTGACCGATGGATTCAACTAAATGTTAAAAGTGTTAAATGTCTTGCGACAACGAAACGCGCCCCCCATATTGCATACACACACAAACCCTTAAACCCCAAACACAATGACTAACGAAACAGAATCAGACATCCGAAGCTACGTCAGCGACTGCTTCAACCACCGCGAAGGAGCAGGTGCAGACAGCGGATACATGCGGCTCACCAAGCTGATGCAAGAAGAGTACGAACTCACACACAACGACGTGGACAACGTGGTCGATGACATTGAAGAGCTTGTAGCTCAATACATCATTGAACAATCCCCAAAATTTACAGACAATGACACGAGAAATTAACAACAAGGAACGCCAAGACATCAAGCAGTTCTGCTACGACCAAGTCAATGACATGGACATCGCAGACATCATCGAGTCGCTTGTGCATCACATGGCAGAGTGGTACGAAGCCAATCCTGACCAAGCGAACATCGACATGATTAACTACTACACAACAGAACAATGACGAAGAAGCAACTGATTGATAGCCTGTCTGACTTCAAAGATGACGACATTGTTGTCATCATGGTGCATGACACCACGGCTTACGAGGACATCTACGACTTCTATGTGGATGCCGTATACCTCGACCCTTTGCATAACAACTGCGAATCAGAAATTCAATTAACCCTTATAAACCACACCGAAAAATGAACTCAGTACAAGAATCAAAGAACGAACTCGAAGCGGCGATCCGCTATGCAGAGAACGCCATATCCTCTGCCAAACAAACCATCGAGTCGATGGAGTTCCGCCAAGAGTTAGCTAAGAAGCAGTACGCTGAACAGACAGGGCGTGAGCAAGCCCTCGAAGCGGAGAACGCTAAGCTACGTGAAGACAATGAGCGACTGACTAGCTTGGAGATTCAGCTCCGAGATAAGATTCGGGAACTCAAGGCACAGGCGAAGCAATGAGCGGGCTAGATTACAACATCAAGCGGCTTGAAAAGCGGATCGACGTGATGGTTGAGAAGTGTGAATCAAACCCGTGTTGGATAAACGAGACCTTACTTGAGTGTATGCTCAGGGACTACGAAGCAAAGCAACGACTACTAATTAAAGAACAACAATGAACAGGATAGAATCCCACCTAAAAAGAATTACAGCTCTCGAATCAGAGATTCAACAACTCAAGCAAAAGATTAGAGACGACAAGGAGCGCATGTTCCCTGATACATGGGTTGTTGTTGAAAAGAAAACAAGGTACAGAACATGTAACGGACGGAGCGAAAACGTATCGTCGAGATTCTACGTCAAGAGCAAGGACAAGTTCGGTAACATCATGCAGGTGTATGGTGACCCTGTCGAGGGGAGGAGAACTGCGACATACCTGTCAAAGTTTCCTCAAATGCTAGGAATCTTGAGGGGAATTTGTGAAGGACGCTGTTATGCAGGTATTCAACTTCGAGAACAAGTTGCTGCTCTCATGAAAGAAATAGAAAAGGAAATCGATCAAAATGGATAAAACAAAATCTGAAATGAAATGCCTCGACGCACTCACCTGCATCCAAGCATTCATATACCACTACAAGGCGCACACAGAAGAGCCGTTCAGAGCGAACTCGCATGCGCTCAAAGATTTGGCAAAGCGGATGTCAGACGTGTATGCTTTGTGCGATAACTACGGACTAGTCCCAAAGGGGAACGTGTTTAACTCTTAATTTATTTAATCATGCCTAGAACCAAAGGCGCGACCTCATGGAAAGTACAAGAGGTCAAGAAAGTTATGCGCTCCACGCGCAACAAAAAGAAGTTGTCTCCTAACGATCCTGATGTCGTTGAGTTGTGCAACGAGCTAGGTCGCTCATATCGAGCCATCGTCCACGTGAGAAGCGAAGTCCGCAAGGGGACTATCAAGCTCCTAAACACTGACGAGGGACGGAAGCACCTCTCTGAGTACGTCGATGGATTCAAGAAGCGAACCATTGCTGACAGAATCAAGGATGCAGTCAAGACGTTCAAAACAAACGAGAGTGTCATCCCATTGTCGACCCACAAGAAACTCATGGATCAGCGCGTGAAATCCTTAAGGGATGAATCCTCCGACATGGTTGTGCTAGCGCATCGATGGGGGTACAATCAAGGTGTGGCTGACTTTCGCGGCAAGTTTCTTGAGTCCACCACGGCTCTCAACAAAGAGATCCCTGACGTCAACAACGAGGTGGTAACTCAAACCTCTAAGATTCTGTTTAACAATGGGTGAATACAAACCATATTGGATGAAGGAGATCTCAGAGGAAACCATCGCTGAGATTGACGAGGTTGTAGCGGAAGCTCAAACACTAGTGGCTGAGTACTTGCAGATTGACGAGTTCGATGTTCGAGAGCGTCATGACACAGGTAAGGCATCGCTGCCTGAGGCACTAGTAATCAAGCTGACGTGTGGTTTCTTTTGGTATCGAGTACACAAGTACACGGACATAGAGAAGCGATACATCCTTACGCATTACTTCGGGATTGTCAGAGCCACACTATCTCATCACATGAGAGACGTTGTAGCCATCATTTCGGGTAACGACACAAGGAGAAGCGACATGGTCAAATGTTTCAATCATGTTTGGCCATTGATGAAGGATATAGGCATCAAGATGAATGTCGAGGGGTGGATCAAGAGCAAGGAGATGCGCATCAGATTCATCGATCGTCAGATAGACATGATGGAGAAACGAAAGGAAGAAATCTTAAATACAAAACATGAAACAGCACAAGTTTAAGACCACGAACATCCGTGGCAAGCAGTACGTTGAGGTCAATGAGCGGATCAAATTTTTTCGTCAAGAAAATCAGTATAAGAACTGGGGAATCCACACTGACTTTCCACTTCTTGACTCAGAGCAAGCCCTTTGTCGGTGCTCTATCGTCACCCCTGATGGTGTTGTGGTCGCTCAGGGTCACGCTCACGAGGAACGCTCCTCTTCTAACATTAACAAGACTAGCTATGTCGAAAACTGCGAAACATCTGCAATCGGAAGAGCGTTGGGGATTCTCGGAATCGGAATCGACACGTCAGTTGCGTCAGCTAATGAGGTCGAAGACGCAATCGCGAAGCAGCAAGCCATCATTGACAACCCTCACGTTCAGAAGCTTAGCAAGGCGCTCGATGCCCCTGTCGAAAACATCATGGACAAGGCAGTCGGATACATCAAGGGTCAGTCAGATAAGCGTAAAGCTTTTGAGCGCATCATCAAGGACAAAGGAGACCAACTGACTGAAAAGCAGATCGAAGGTTTGAAGAAGTTTGTACCTGAATTGCGATGAGTATGCGTAATCTGTTGGAGGAGAGAGTGGGTAAACCCCACCTCTCTTACTCCTCCCTCAAGTACGCTCTCGGAGACATGCGTCTGTGGGAACTTTACATGCGAGGGAAACTGAAGAAGGAGAGCGAAGCTTTATCTTTCGGATCTCTTTACGACCTGTTACTCTTCGAGCCAGAGAAGTTCAATGATCACTACTATACTCTTGACGACTCCGATATTGTTAGTTCTATTGGCGGCAAGTATCCTAGAAGCACGAAGCGGTACAAGGAGTGGTGTGCCGAGGCCTCGCAAACTGCACAGAACGCAGGCAAAAAGCTCGCCCCGCAAGCGGATGTCAGGAAGGCGCACGAAATGATCGAACGCCTGAAGGACTCAGGGTTATACGACAAAAGGTTTGCAGGTGGGCAATATCAGGTTGAGTTCAACGTTGATATAGATGGTATCCCGCTGAAGGGATTCCTAGACTGCCTGCAAGATGATAGTATCATTGACTCTAAGTCGTCGCGGGGCATTGACAAGTTCAGGTATGACGTGAGATCATGGAGCTACGACATACAGGCATTTGTCTACACAAAGGTCTTTGACATCAAGGACTTTTACTGGGTGGTGCAGGAGAAGGCTTACCCCTTCTATTGTGCCGACGTAAAGTGTTCAGAAGAAACCCTCTTCTCAGGGGAGATGAAGTTTCATCAAGCCATTGAAAACATCAAGTCTTACCTGTCCCTCGATGGACATGAAAAACAACCTGATTATGCAGAGTTCATCGTATAACTATTTCATCAACGGCCTAAAGGCAGGGGCCGTCTATCTAGTCTGCCTGTATTTTATTTCTAACCTCTTAAATCTTTTACTCGCATGAGCGATCAAAAGTATGATTCAGTACTCGTAGGGTACGCGGAAGAGCCACGTTACGGCGATGATGGTAAGATCCAAGGATGGAGTCTCCGACTCAAGGATCACGAACTGAAGGAGATCGCTGAGACTTACGCTACACAGCGTAACGAACAGGGTCAGGGCGGCAACGTCTACTTCACCATGTTCATGAGCAAGAGCGGGAAGCCGTGCTGCCGTGTGTTTGATCCTAACAGCGAAGCTGCTAAGGAGAAGCGTGCGCAGAAGCAATCCCAAACTGCTGATGAAGCCCTCCCCTTCTAAGGAGAAGGCACCTATCTACCTGACGACCGCTCGTGTAGCGTTTAAGAAAGCTAAGCGCATATACGAGCGTGTCGTTCAGGTGGTGACGGTGTTCGACAACCCTCACGACATTATGAAATATGGGAATCACACCATGAGAAACCTAGAGGAACACCTCTATGGTAAGAACTACAAGTCTCAGAAGCATATTGTCATAAGGGAGTTGTTGAACCAGAAGCTTATCTCTCACTCTAATCTATCCATAGATGAACACAAGGAGCAGTATCAAAAGTAAGTGCAAGCAACTCGAAGAGTTGTTGTTGTACAAGAATGAGAAGTACGGGAACTCAGCTCTCGAACCACTAAACATATTCTCCAAGGCTGGTGCAGTGGCAGGACTGCAGATGCAGATCGACCACAAGCTTAAGAGAATCATGAACGCAGGTCTAGTCGACGCAACGGAGGATACGTTGCAAGACCTCGCAGGTTATCTTATCCTCCTGATGATTGCAAAGGACAATGAAAGTAACAATATTCGAGAGTCTATTCACGGAGGACGCTCATCACGTACATCTATCTCAGGCGCTGAAGAGGATTCAGAATGGGATGTCATCTACTCTGATTGACGAGGTACGCAGTGGCAACAAAGAGGCAAAGAAGAAGCTCCCTGTTGTACTATTCAGCGGGGAGTTTTCGTCTCGCAAGGACGAGGCTCTCTTCGAGCATAGCGGACTGGTTGTTTTGGACTTCGATCACGTTGATGTTGACAAGACGAAGCAAGCTCTTGCCACGGATGATTTTGTCCTTGCTTGTTGGACGTCACCGAGCGGGGATGGGATCAAGGCTGTCGTCAAGATCACGAACCCTGAGAGGCACAGAGACCACTTCAGATCGCTGATAGCATACTTCGACAAGCAGTACGGACTTCAGGTTGATGAGACAGGCATCAACGAGTCCCGTGCGTGCTTTGAATCCTACGACCCTGACATCGTTATCAAGGATGATGTGAAGAAGTTTGGTGCGTTCCTCACAGAGCAAGCACTACAACAGACTCCCATCAACGACGAGTACGAGTACACGGACTACATGAAGCTAAACCTTGCAGCGCGAATGATTCGCAATGCAGAGGACGGTGAGAAGCATATGGCTCTCATCAAAGCCGCCACTCTTTGTGGAGGGTACATAGCTGCAGGGAAGATGGAGGAGGAGGAGGTTGTCCGCGTGTTGTTCAGAGAGATCTGCAAGAGAGACATAGACTCAGAGTCTCAGGCTCAGGCCACGATCCGTGATGGCATTGAGAAGGGGAAGACCATGCCGATCCGCGAGGTGATTGACAACGAGAGGTCAGCGCAACGTGAGATGCTGTTGAATGATGGGGATATGTCATTCATTTCATCTGACGACGAGGACTTCAGGTGGATCGATGACTACGCTCAGGGTTTGATCGAGCTTGGCTTGGACACAGGTGACGAGCTGTTGGATCAGCACTTCAGGTACAAGAAGGAGTTCGTTATCATCAACGGACACTCGAACGTCGGGAAGACAACCACGGCTCTGTACTTGATGGTGAACGCATCCATACGTCATGGTTGGAAGTGGATTGTGTACTCGTCAGAGAACAGAACCGCATCCATAAAGATGTCGCTCATGCAGTTCGCTTGCAACAAGAAGGCAGGTAATATGACCTATGCTGAACGAAAGCAAGCATACAAGTGGGTGCAAAAGCACTTCACCGTGATCAGCAACAAGCAGGTGTACAGCTATGCAGACATCATCCTCTTCATGGAGAAGGTGATGAGACAGCAGGATGTGGATGCGATTTTCGTAGACCCTTATAACTCATTGAAGTTAGACATGCGCAACTCAAGTATTGGTGTACATGACTACCACTATGAGGCTGCTAGTGAGTTCCTTACGTTCAGCACATCGCACAATGTCGCAGTGTGGTTGAACATGCATGCCGTGACAGAGGCTCAGCGTCGGAAGGATGCCGAGGGTATGCCAATCGCCCCGTATGCTGAGGATACAGAGGGTGGTGGTAAGTTCGTCAACAGAGCTGACTGCTTCCTTACTATCCACAGAAAGGTTCAACACCAAGATCCTGCTGTGCGCTGCATGAGTGAGCTACATGTCCGAAAGGTTAGGAACACGGAGACTGGAGGTGAGCCGACTGGACTGGAAGACCCCTTCCGATTCATCATGGACATCTCAAGGACAGGATTCAAGACCATGACTACTCACAAGTCTTTGTTCCAACCCATTGGTTTACAAGAGGCTACACAGGGTAGATTAAACATAGGTATGAACGTTGATTTTCTAAACTCTGGTAACTAACTTTGCTATGTGAGAAAGAAAGCAACACGCAAGCGTTCTCGCAAAAAACATCTGGGGAAGTACAAAAGCAGTATTGAAAAGTATTGTGCTGATCAGTTAAAACAATTCGGCCTAGCTTTTGCCTATGAGGAACAGACCTTCCAACTTGTGGACAGGTTCAGGTTTCCAAACAAATACTTCAAGATGACTGCGAAGGGGAAGACGATGTCAGACAGATCTGACTCCGTCGTCCTCCCCATCACGTACACCCCAGACTTTATGGGTAAGGATCACAACTGGATCATAGAAACTAAGGGATATCTCCCATCACATCACGACTTTCCGATGAGATGGAAACTTTTTCTTAGACATCTAGTATCAACAGACTCCGATGCCATTGTATTTTTAGCGAAGAATAGCCAACAGGTGGATCAAGCGATCCAAGAAATACTTAAATCGATTAAAGATGGAGAAATCTAAACTGAGCGATGCGTTCTCAATGTGTACTCTGTTGATGCACGATGCAGTAACAGACTTCTATGAGAACATTCATGATGACAAGGGGTTACCTATTTCAAATGTTGATGAGGTAACTCGGAAGTCGTCTGAGCTTAAGACAAGACTCTTGAATGAGCTTCAGATGGTGGTGGATATCACCTTGGAGTTCAACGACACTGATGGTAAGTAAACCAAGAAGGTCTAGAAGCTTCAGCATTGGGAGGATGTCTGAGGCTAGGTTCGTGAAAGCAGCCGAGCGTCTTGGCTTGAATGTAATGAAGTCATCACCACGAGAGGATATGCACGATCACGTCGACTACTGGTTGGCGATTGAGGATAGTGGTTCTAAGTGGGGAGTGGATGTCAAGGGGAACAATCTCCCCAACGAGATCTGGTGTGAGTTCAAGAACGTTCGAGGCAAACCTGGATGGCTTTACGGGGGAGCTTCTATCATTGCATTCGACATGCCCGAAGAGGGTGGGTTCTGCATCGTGGACAGGAAGGAGCTGTCTGATTGGTGCGAGTCTGTTGTCGAAGATGTCAAGGTCAATAACAAGGCCGACGCATACAAGAAAAAGTACACACGAAAGGACAGGCTTGATGAGATTACCAAGGTTAACTTGAACGATATCAAGCAGTTAGATTCGTACAGAGTCTGGGAATACGAGAAGGAATATTGACTATCTTGTAGACCCTTTATCAACCCATTTACTGTAACCCATGACTACCTCAATCTTTGAAAAGAGGCTGAGCTACAAGCCCTTTGACTATTCTGAAATCACCGACCCACTGATCAATGCGATGTGGGCAAGCCACTGGACTCACAACGAGTTCAACTTTAAGGCTGACGTTCAAGACTATCATACAAGTCTTACCAAAGAGGAGCGCGATGTGATCAAACGCGCCATCCTTCTCATCTCGCAGGTCGAGGTCGCGGTGAAATCATACTGGTCAAACATCGGCAAGCACTTGCCCAAACCAGAGATTGCGGACATGGGTGCTGTATTTGGGGGTGTCGAGGTGATCCACTCCCGTGCTTACTCAGAGATACTGACGAAGCTTGGGTTGGAGGAGGAGTTCAAAACTCTTCTAGAGAATGAGGTGGTACTGAACCGCGTTAACTATCTGAACAAATACGTTGATCGCGTATATGAAGATGATCGTAAGCAGTTCCTCTACAGCCTCATCCTCTTCACCTTGTTCACCGAAAATGTCTCCCTGTTTAGCCAGTTCTACACGATCCTTGGATTCAATAGGTTCAAGGCTGTAATGAAGGACACAGCCAACGTTGTGCAGTACACGAGCAAGGAAGAGAACCTTCACGCAGAGGGAGGTATGGCTCTGGTAAATCAGATCCGAGCTGAGCATCCTGAGTTGTTCGATGCAGAGCTCGAGGCACGTATCTGGGAGGAGGCACAAGTTGCCATCGAAGCAGAGCAAAGATTAGTTAAGTGGATCTTACAAGGCTTTGATAATCAATTCCTTAGCGAGTCTATCTTAAACAACTACTTGAAGAACAGGGTGAACGAAAGCATGCGCCGTATTGGATTTGCTTTTGAGTTCCCTGTCAACCAAGAAGAACTAGAGGTGACGGCATGGATGGACGAGGAGGTGTACGCCTCGGCGTTGTCTGACTTCTTTCATAAGAAGCCCATCGACTACGCAAAGAGTACCAAGAGTTTTACAGCAGAAGAATTATTTTAATGAACAAAGATTTTTACTGGGTCACAGAAGAGACCCGACAGTTTATGGAGAAGGGGTACCTCGACCCAGGACAAACGGTTGAAGAGAGGGTGAAGGAGATTGCTGCTCATGCAGCATCCATCTTAAAGGATACGCTTCAGACAGGTGCAGAGGATTTTGAGGAGAAGTTCTATGACTGCATGAAGAGGGGTTGGTTTAGCTTGAGCACACCCGTGTGGGTGAACTTTGGGAAGGATAAGGGGCTCCCCATCTCATGCTATGGTACGCAACTGGAGGACGATACCTTCGATATTTTGCGAGGTGCTGCAGAGATTGGGTCTATGAGCAAGCTTGGTGGGGGTACAGCTACGTACTTCGGCAAGCTTCGTCCACGTGGATCTAAAATTAGCAGCGGAGGTGAGACGAATGGAGCTGTATCAATGATGGAGCTATTCAATACAACGACGAACGTGATATCTCAGGGTAAGGTGAGACGTGGTAGCTGGGCTGCATACCTAGACGTAGAGCACCCAGACATCGAGGAGTTCTTACAGATTCGTAGTGAAGGACACCCCATTCAGGATGTGTCGTTTGCAGTGTGCATTGGTAATGAGTGGATGCAGCAGATGATTGATGGGGATCAGAACAAGCGTGCTATCATGGCCAAGATTCATAAGAAACGCAGCGAGACTGGATACCCTTACATCTTCTTCACGGACAACGTGAACGACCAAAGACCTCAATGGTACAAGGATCAGGGCATGGAGATCAAGCACTCACAGCTATGCGCTGAGATCATGGAGTACACGGATCAGGATAAGTCCTTTGTGTGCTGCCTGTCATCCATGAATGCTCTTCACTTTGATGAGTGGGTGAACACGGATGCAGTAAGAGTAATGACAGCCTTCCTTGATGCAGTGTACACTGAGTTTATCAACAAGGCTAAGGGTATCCCCTTTATGGAGAAGGCTGTTTGTTTTGCCGAGGAGCACAGATCTATTGGGATTGGGGTGTTAGGGTATCACTCCTACCTTCAGAGCAAGCGCATCCCATTTGAAAGCCTTCAGGCTAAGTTCATCAACAGAGCCATCTTCAACTTTATCAAGCAAGAAAGCGATGAGATGAGCCAGATCATGGCTGAGCATGGGGGTGAACCAGCAGCGTTGAAGGGGTATGGTTATCGTCACTCCACTCGCATGGCTGTGGCCCCCACTACGTCGTCATCGTTTATCCTTGGGCAAGTATCCCCATCTATTGAACCTCTTCAGTCTAACTACTTCACCAAGGATCTAGCTAAGGGCAAGTTCACGTACAAGAACCCTTACTTGAAGGAGGTCCTTGAGGGGTATGGTAAGGATAACGCAGACACATGGAAGAGTATTATGATGAAGGGTGGATCTGTTCAGCATCTGGACTTTCTCACACAGGAGGAGAGGGATGTGTTCAAGACGTTTGCTGAGATCTCACAGATGGAGGTGGTGCAGCAAGCTGCTGATCGTCAAGAATACATTGATCAAGGACAGTCTCTTAACCTTATGATCAGCGACGAGGTTCCTTTGAAGGACATCAACAAGCTAGTCATCAGTGCTTGGGAGAAAGGTATTAAGACGTTGTACTATCAGCGAGGTGTAAACAAGGCGCAGGCTGTGGGTAGGGATATCCTAAGCTGTTCGGTTTGTGAGGCGTGATTATCTTTGGAGGGTTACACAGGGATAGTCGCTGTGGAACTTCGCTGCTTGAGAGGGGACTTCGGTCCCCTTTCTTTTTTGTAAACAAAGAGGGCCACCCGAAGGCAGCCCTCAACACACAATGATCAACAACCCAGGTATTCCCACACACCTAGTGGAAGAGAGGTTGGGATTCGAACACAACTGCCGTCCGACCTGAGTGGTCATGGTATTCATGGACGTACGCACCGACTGCGCTCTCTTTATTGAATGACTTACATGAACAAACATATGGTAGAAACTCCTACCACGCAAGTAAAATGTGTTAACAGATGTTAATCACAATCCTTTTGTCTGAGTTCGTCAACAAGAATCTCAAGGTGATCAACCCTTTTCTCAACATGATTCAGTCGGAGATTCTGCTCAGCATCGTCGGGAAGACTCCCCATCTCACCCCTTGGCCACTTGATCCTAAACTCTGAGTTTAGTTCGATCTCTTGATTGTGACGCATGGTCTCTATCTCAAGCTTAGATAGTGCAGACATGATGGTGAAGTACAAGGTGACAGCAGCTCCGACTCCAACCACAATCTGGATGAGCCACTTGATATTTATCCCAACGTTAGTGCTGTCGTCGAGCTTCACTCCACCTTATTCTTAGCGAGGAGAACCTTGATCTCTTGAATATCCTTAAGCAACTGCTTGACGTCAGCCTTAAACTCTTTGTTGTCAGCTTCAAGAGCGTGCACTCTGGAGGATAGCTTATTATAGTCAGCTTGAAACTTCATCCACCCCCCGATAAGCGAGCCAGCAACTACAAGAAATTCAAAATGAGAGAGGTAATCTTCCATTATCTCTTAGACTTTTCTATGGTGCGGCCTGCGAAGTATGCGCCGAATGAGGTGAGCATTAGAATCTCCAACAAAGATACATAACTATCTTTTACGTTAAATGGCAGATTATCAAGGGAATCCGCAACCATGGTGGCCATGAACATGACCATAAGGCAGATAAGTGTGACAGGTCTGATGAGCTTTGCGAGCTTTACATCACTCCCCATGTCAGCCTTCCATCTCTCTGTAACATTGTTCTGGAACTGAACCTCAGCGTCGATCATAGCTTTAGCCTCGGCTGGATCTACACTCGGTTCCTTGTCCAACAGATTCTTAACCACACCTAGGGCGCCGCTATCAGGGAGGAGATCCCCCACAGTATTCAATACTCCAGGGGCTTTCTCCTTAAGCCAAGCACCAAGCTTGGTGTCTCTAATCTTTTTACCTTCCTTGCTCATACATCATTTGCATTGCGTCAAGGAGCAACAAGCTGTGGTCTTTTAACCCTCCTCTTGTGTACTCCAAGACTCCGTTATACTCGTTAGATATTTCGTCCAGTCTTGCTAGTCTCTGCTCGTCAGTCAGCCTCTGATACTCTGGAGACTCGATGAAGTTCTTTACATCGTTGTATCTCTGCTGACCTGACACCTTCATGAGCTCAGAGATAAGCTCTGTGCTGAGGTAGATCTGCTTGCCCGCGAACGATGGGTCGTTGATGAATGTGTAATCCCTACCAGATCTTCTCATGAACACATAGTCCTTTCTACTAAACTGCTTTGGGACAGACACCTTCCTGTTTCTTGCGTAGTAAGGTGTTGACACCACGTTGCTGAGTATATCTGTCTCAACATACAATCTGTAGATCTCGTTAGACACTGGATCACTCTCTGCATTCCTAGCCTTGTTGACGTCGAACAGGTTGTATGCAACTGGATCTGCACCCTCAGGGGTCTGGCGAATAGGCTGACCCTTCCAGTTGACTCTAACTGGGACGGACTCCAGATCACCTCCTGCCATACCGTAGGTTCTGTCAAGGATAGTGTATCTAAGTCTCTGTACTATTCGTTCACCAAATGACATATCCTTTGTAACCCTGTAGTCAGGCATGTAAGTTCTGTTGGCTCTGTGCAGCGCAGAGGTGGTGTTTGGAAGCCCTGTCGCTGTAATCGCGTTAAACATCCCATTCATCCAGTTCTCAAGAGCTTTCTCTAGTCTTGCTTCATCAGTCTCACCAAGAATCTTGGCGAGGTTGTTAGCTCCTGTGAGGAAACCTTGATTAAGCACATAGTTAACCGTGGTTGCACCCTTGATTCCAACAACGTTCCCAAGCAACGACTCAGTCTGTTCAGATACTAAGTTCTCCCCATCATAGCTTGACGAGGTGGCGCCGAAGATCGTGCCAATCAAACCTAGCTTTTGATATGACCAGAACCTATCACCTGGTTGTACCGATGGATCACCTCCGTCAAGCTTTCTTCTCAATCCAGAAATGTTGATGGAGTTAGGTGGGAACTGATCGTATGCGATGTTCTTCTTCGACTCCTTTGGTTCCCACTCGATCTCGCTGCTCATCAATCCTTCCTTCATCATCTCCTCAGCAAGCTTAGCTATGGCCGTGCCGATGATTGCCTTGGCAAAAGACTGAGCCGCCTCCCTTGTCTCACCTCTAGAAGACTTAAGAACGCCGTCCACTACAGCCACAGCTGGCACTGTGTACTTAACACTCTCAACAAGGATGTTTACTGGGGTTCTTACGAATGGGAACTGAGTCTTAATCAGGGCGTAGTTCAACAAGCCACCCACCTTTGGTCCGAGAGTTTCTTCTAAACCTCTTCTAAGATTTCCAATTACATTCTCAACAAACTTTGCGGGTCGTGTTTGTTCTTGGAAGGTCAACTCTCTACCCTCCTTAGCCGCTTGCTCCATAACATCGAACGGTGGGTGCTTTACAAACCTCTCAAACTCCTGACCCTGCAAACCTCTTGCCTTTGCCTCAGCGTATACAGAATACCCCTCGGCAAACTTTCTGAACGGAGCATCACCAAGAGACAGGAGTCTAAACATGACCTCAGCTGGGATACCTATCGTGCCCTTTACAAAAAGCTTAGCCTTCTGCGAGCTAGACAGAGGTGACTCCAGCCCCATCTTCGTTAGCGCCCCATTCTTATTCATGGCAGCGGCAAGAGACATGAGAGGGAAGAATCCTCTTTGAATTCTCCACTCGACATCACCCTTACTCTGACCTGTCTTGACCTCAAACACTGCCTCCTTCACACCCTTACCAAATCCCTTGACGCCGTGGTAGAATGCACCAAGACTAAATGGCTTGGAGTTTTGAACACTTGCACCCAAAACCTGACCCAGCGCCTTGACTGCTGGCATGGTGAGTCCAGCCACAAAGTTTACTGGGAGAACCAGACCGAGGTTGTACAGGTTTGCAAAGACGTTGGTCGCTTGTGACATAGGGGTGAGCAGGTTACCCTGCATGAGCTGACCGAATAGTGATCCCCACTCGTCCTCTATAAGTGCGTTGGTTAGTCTTATCAGATTCCTGTCAGACTCTGTTATCTTGTTTTGTGCTGCCTCTAGTGCTACCTCTAGCTTGGCGTAGTCTGCCTCGCTCAAGTTAGTACCGTTAACAAGCTCCTTCGTGATAGCCTTTATCTCCCTCCCATCCTCAAGGACTACAGACACACGCTTCATAACCTCTGCAGACTCAGCCTCTGTAAGGTTGCGTCCGTTCTTTTCAGCCGCATCCCTGATCACTTCGAACATAGCCACTGGTGTGGAGCTCTTGAGCTCAGCGAAGTGCCTAAGGATTCTACCTGCTGAGGTACCGATCTTAGCCAGATCCTCTGTGATCTGACTGACCATGGCCATATCACCCTTAGCGGCAGCCCTGTTGATCAACTCAATACCTGCGAGAACCCCTACCTCGTTCTGAGCCTTAGATAGGTTGACAAGGGATGTCTCTCTGACCAACCCAAACAACTCATCCACATCCATCCCCTCGAGGTCTTGCTTGATGTTTGCCAGAACCTGTGGCTCGAAGTAGTTCTCAGGGTTCTCCATGATGTCCTTACGTACTGACGGCATGTCAGCAGCAACCCTCTTTGCAAACTTCCTCAACTTACCACCCTTGTTGCCTCCGTCTGCAGATCTGTTTGGTCTCCTTGTTCGCTCCGTGCTGGTATCAACAACAGCCTCTGCACCAAGCATGTCCTCGAAGATGCGCTTCATTGGGTCGTTGAGTTCTAGATCGATCTCACTTCCTGTGATTCCGTTGTAGATCTCAATCATGAACTTCTTGAACTGATCGAACGCCACCTTAAGCGCAGGGGTAGGCGCCTCCTCTGTGGCCAAGTAGTTCTCAAACCCACGAGCAAACTTCTCACTCACACTCCTATCCCACTTCTCAGATCCAGCCCAGTCAAGAACATCCTTACGCTCCTGCTCAGTGAGAACAGTCTCGTATGCGTGAGCCATCTCGTGCACAGGAGACGACACGTCTGGGGATGTCATGGCATGGATGATGAACTTACCGTTCTGCATAACGATGGCAGCCTTCTTGTCTTGGAAGTAGACTGGGTCTCCATTCTTGTCAAGCAGTGGTTGATCAGAAGCCTTGAGTGATTCCTCTGTCTTACCCTTGAGAGTCTTTCCAGAAGGTTCTGCCATCACCATGAACCTTGGGTCCGTAGGCGAGGCGTACTCAACGTTCTTTGCGTACACCAAACCGCCAACCTGAATCACCTCCTCAGCTGCAACCACTGGCTGCATAGTAGCCCTGTCGTAGAAGTAAGAGTGACGGAATGGATTCATCCCCACCTGCACCCATGACGGGTCATCCTTTACAGCCTCAATGAGCTTCTCTCCGTTTCTACCCACCTCCTCCACAGTGCTTCCTTCAATCTCTACATTCTCACCAACCATGCGAGCAAATGTTGCCTTGTTCATCGCATTAGATGCGACTTGGAGGGCGAGCCTTGGGTCGGTAGAGAACTCTACGTTTCTGATCCTGGCTGCTGGCCTGTAGCTGACAGGCGCACCGTCTGGTCCGTCGTGGATGCTAACGATCCATGCGTTTGAGTTAAGGTAAGCTGGGATATCAAGTCTCAATCCAACTCTTTCAATAGGTGCACCATCCTTAGACTCCAGTGGAGCCATGATCTTCTCCTGCTGCTTAGCATTCAGACCCTCTTTCATGTGGTCCTCAGACACGGCTGCAAAGAACTGACCGATAGGTCCAGTCTTGTCAAACTCTCTGACCTTTGCGATGTATTCTTCTGTTGTGATCTTACCGTTCTTAAGGTCTGCCGCAGCCTCGCTAATTACATCCTTCCTAACTGAGATCTCGGAGTCCCTCATGTTTCTGATAGGAGTCTCCTCCCACCTTACTGGAGCTCCCTCCAACCTTTCGGATCTTTCCTGAGTAGGCTTTATGTCGTAAATGACGGTGCCGTAAGTAGAGTTGTCAAGGTCTGTGCCTACCGCGTTTACGCCCTCATAACCCATCGCCTTCATGACGATTGTGGAGATGCTGTCTCTTTCTCTATAACGCGCAGGTGGAATGTCTTTCTGTTTGTTGAATATCTCCTGAGCCCTATCCCTCATCTCGCGGGCCTGTTCCTTTGTTACAAAATCACCAGTAACCTCGCCAACTCGAATAAAGGTGTAGGTGCTGAATTCATAGTCACCTCCACTCCACATAGCATCGGATGCCTCGCTTGAGTTGTTGATGTCCTTGAGAACCTCGTGCAACTCCTTGGTCGCTCTAGCTAGATTGTAGTCTGCAATGTTAAGCTGTGATATTTCACGATTATCTGATTCGGCGTACTCAACAGCTCGCTTTTCGTCCGAGAAGAAATAGAACCCAGTACCAAAATGACCCGTGCTTCTTCTGGTTCGCATCTTCGCTGCGGGCTCAGCCTTATCGGTGAGGTTGCCTGCTCTATAGACTACAGACTCAGAAGTTGATTCAGTACCCTTCTCCCTAGCAGATTGGAACAATGTCTTGTCCTTCAACCTAAGCGTGTTGAATGCAAGACCAGAGCTAGGGAATAGCTTGAGTTTGTTCTCTTGAGAGATCGGACCTCCAGTGGTTGGGTCTTGGAAGGACTCATCCCACATAGACACTTCATCTAGAACATGGAGCTTTATCTCAGCCCCATCAGCTGCCTTTATCGCAAAGGGGTAGGACTCGTGAGTACTATCCTCCTGAACAGTAACGACGTCTTGATTCTTGCTCATCCCCTCTGGTCTGCTGACCTCAATAACAGCGTACACCCTACCAGACTTGCCATCACGTGTAACGTCTCTAAGCATGGGCTCGCCAAGCATATATGCGAACCCTTCAGTCAAGGCTGTTGCTGACAACTTCTTGCCTGGCTTAGCCTTGTATAGTGGAGACTTGTTCTGAATCCCCTCTCCAAAGAAGCTAATAAGCTCGTCTCTTGTCTTTTGAGATTTGATCTCTGAAGTAAACTCCGTAAGTACCTGAATAACAAACGCTCTTCTGTCATCGAATGACAGTGGTGGACGAAGGGCATCTCTGAGGAAGGAGATAAGCTCTTTCTCTGTGAGCATGGCTGGGATGTCAAACGGTAGAGCCTTGGTTCCTTTTTTATTCTTAACGTTCTTCGCAGCTCTCTTTATGGCTCTTGTTACCTGCCCCTGTGTAACACCAAACTTAGGGTCTCTAGAGAATCCAAACAGGGTTTCAATTACTGCGTTAGCCGACTTCAATGTCGACAGATTTTTCGTTGGGGCTCCTGTTGCAAGCGCAAGTCTAGCCTTACCATCCTCCGATCTAGCCGCAGACTGGTTTAAAAGTTCTGCCAGCTTAGCGGCTGTCCCCTTACCAGTTCCAGCCCAGACAAACCCCTTGTCATTGTACTTGACTGGGTAATACATACCACCCTGCCCCTCAACCAACAACTCTCCATCCTTATAGATCTCCCCAGAGAATGCATCATCAGGTGAGTGCAGTACAAACTCAGCCCCTTCGGGGAAGTCACTCAGGCTCATGTCTCTAGTGATCTTACCCTCCCTCTCTAGTCTTGCAAACAGATCACCGTTCTTGTCGTAGGCAAACGTCACCCTAGACCTCGGCTCGCTGAAGTCTCCTTGGAAGAGTACGCTGCTTTCGTTAACCTCCTTTGGCAACCCATCAGGGGATTGAACAAACTCAAACTTATCATACTGCTCCTCCTTGCTTACACCGTTTCTCTCAGCCATGGTCTGCACCATGCGGTCAGATACAACGGCTGCCGAGAGAGCTTCATTCAGGTCAAGGCCAAAGACTGTTCTGTATGTTTTGACGAGATCTCTGAGGTTCCTTGGTGACACACCTACTTGATCGGCCACCTGAGACACAGGGGTTTTAACCTCTGGCCTTGATGGTAGTTCAGAGAACTCCTCTGGCAACAACCCCATCTTCTGTTCAGCAAACGCTCTATCCTTTGCTTGGAGATAGCGAACATCTTTGGGATGGAGCAATCCCCCCTCAGAATCCCTCATCTGAGGGCCGAAGTTTACCCATGAGTTTTGGCCTCTGGTCTCTGTGGTCATAGCCCTACGCGCCTTGGGGGAGTACATACGAGCGTGCACATCCCAAGCGTTCTCCTCACCTATAGCCCCGAAGCTGTTGCCTCTCTCCCCGTGTCCGAAGAAGTCATGCACAGCTCTGAATACATCGTTGACAAGCATAGGCTTGCCGTTCTTGTCTGTGAACTTGGACTCGTTAAGCAACGGATTCTCTGCTCTTTGCGACTCTGTAATCCCTGTCTGACCAAAGTCCTTCTCTGTGGACAGAATGAACAGGTGATTGTTGTTGTTAAGGTCGTCAAGCATCTCCTGTGAGTTGGCGTATGGTTCGCCCTCCCCCTCAAAGATCTCCACCTCAACACCTTCCTGCTTAAGCAGTTCGTACTGAGCTTCAGTCTCAGTCGCCATGGCTTCGTACGCCTCTCTCACCTCTGGGTTTTCTGGGTCGTGCTGCATAGCTTCATAAGCGTCAGCAATACTCATGGCCTTTTTCTTGTCAATCTTTCTTATAGGGGCACCCTCTTCAGGCGCGTCAGGGGCTACCTCTCTAAACTTACGAGCAGCGTTAACTGCAGGTTTAGCTGGAGTGCCAAATAAGCGCCTGCCTCTAGGTGGCTTACGTAGTTCTTCATCTTGCTTTTCTGAAAAGGCGTCAGTTACAGACTTGAGTAGGTCGTCTCGTTCTTGATCAGATATCTGACCGTTGCGATGTTGCTCAAGAATTTTTTTCTTCTGAGACATTTCCTCGGCAACAAATGGATCAGTAGGAACTTCATCGGCCCCGTCGCCAGATGCTTGAGTATCACTCAGGCCCAGCTTTTTGTCTAGCAGAGCCTTAAGGTCTTTATCTTTCTCAATGGTAATGCTTGCATCCTTAAGTTCCTCTGGCGTAGAGTTTTCAATGAACTCCGCCATATCCTTTCTGCTGTGATTGACGACCTTTCCGTCCTCAGTTGTAATAGAGTACTTACCTGGCAGGACTGCTGCTGTCAAAACGTTTATAACTGACCCTGGTCCGCCACCTAGAGCTTCCCCTACAATCTCTGAAGGAGAAAGATCTTTTCCAATAACCTTTTGCTTCGTTGCTTCCCCGATACCGCCTCCAGTTCCTTCGATAAGAGCACCAGTAACAGCTACAGCAGTCTTGCTAGCGCCCTTGGCAATCTGCTTCTTAGCAACAGCAGTGCCCAAACCACCAGTAACAGCGTCAATCACAGCTACAGTAGCCCCACCAGCCATCGCGTCACGCCTTACCTTTTTCATAAACTCAGCGTCAGTTAGGTAGTCTGCAAGTGTGTCTTCGTTGTACTCCCTACCCTCTCTTTGAGCCCTTTCTCTAAAGGCGTCAACGACAATGGCTGAAGCCTCTACAGATCCGCTAGCCAACCCAATTCCTGCCCTCAACCCAGTTGCTGCACCAAGAGTTGCACCGCCGCCCGCTCCGACCGCAGTTCCAACTAAAGGCACTGTAAAGCTACCAGCTGTTCCACCAGCAACTGCTCCAGCGCCCGCTCCTACAGCTGTAGATTGAGTGATTGTTCTAATGGACTCCTCGTTGGCAAGCATAGCCATGGACTGCAGTGCTTGCCCCACAATAACTGACGGGTTCTGGAAGTAAGCATACAGTGTGTTGCCCCAAGTATCACCACCTTCTTGAATCTGCTTTTGAAACTCTTGCATTTCTTCAGTCATAATTGACTGATCGTAAGTGGTTTGATAGAACTCACTGATCATCTCGTCAGTAAGCTCCTCTGGCGCTGCAAACGCAGCCTCTAACACTTCGTCTTGAGACGCCCCAATTTTTTGACCTGCAGAGATGTACCCATACATGTCGTCGATGAAATCACCGAACCACCCCAAGCTGTTGATGGTGTTTCCGAGATCCCCTTGGATGAACTGCTGCTCCTTAGGTTTTGACTGCGTCATCCCCCATGCCTTGTCAGCCTGCTGCTGAGTCATGGTCTGAAGCGCATCATTCATGAAGGCCTCTTTGGTGGGGTCAACCTGCACCTGCTTGGGTGCAAAGAACTGATTCTGGAAGTCTTCTAGAGACTTTGTGTACATGTTTCTTTCAACAAGTCCGTTGTAAAGAGATTCTTGTGCCCCAGCTGTAGCGAACTGGCTTTGAAATTCTTCAAACGACTTCGAGTACATGTTTCTCTGTACGAAGCCGTCGTATAGTTGTCTTAGTGGGTCCATGTATAAATGCTAGTGAATGTCACTCACTTGCAAATATACCGTATTATCAACAGGTATTAGCTGAAGAAGATCATTTCCCCAGTATCCTCCCCTGCCTCGTTCAAGAACCCTATAGCCTTCTCCCCTTCGCTGTTTGTAGTTTCAAAGGCAAACAGCTTTTGTGGTAGTGCGTTACTTATCATCTGCACCACCCTGTCTCTCATGTCGGACGGGAGGGAGGCTATAACCCTAGAAGACTCATTAGCCCGCTGATCTCTTATTTGAATCGGATTTTCTTGCTGCGGTGCAGCTGTCATTGCGTGCTTTCTTCTAGCCTCCATCCCTGCTGGTGATTCCATCCAATCAACGATCTTCTGCGCGTTTTTACTTACAGCCGTTTTGTATCCAGCCCAACCAAATGCCCCCTCAAGAACCTTGCCCAGCACAGGTCGATCCTGACCAACACTCACTGGCTCGATTCCTAGATCCTTGATCGCTTGATTTACTTCAGGGTTAGAGAAGAAGCTAACCAATTCGCTCTTACTCATGTTTAGAGGCGTACCCAAAGACTCTTCCGAGGCATACGACAAGTACGGCAAGCTTGGAGACGCATAGGAAGCTACGGCCTCAAACACCCCGCTAGTTCTTGGCTGTCCCCCACCAACATCTTTCGTCAAAAGAGGTGAGTCATCTGGTAGTCTTGGTGTTACAGCGCCAATTTGAAGTGCTGGCTGTTGCGCCCTTGGAGGCTCAGGGACTTCCTCTCCCGTGGCGGAGAACGAACTTAACGGAACGTCGCTAAAGGCTCTTGCGTCTTGAGCCGAAACGTTTGACGGGTCAGCGGCTGGTGGCGCAACCGTAACTGGCTCTTGATCAGCCGACGCAACAGATTCCTGCCCCACAGCCTGTGATTCTACTGGCTGTTCTGTTTGATCTTCAGAAACTCCAGCACTCTCAACCCATAGTCCCGTCGCTCCTTCTTGTTTCGTCTCTGTAAGAAGGTCACTAATAGAGGTGTTGTGCTTAGTTCTCAACCTGAGCTCTAGAGTGGACCTGAGCTCAGAATTAAGAGGTACGGTGTGAACTGCGGCAGTCGTGTTTTCTACATACTTAATGTAGACTTGATTGGCATCATCCACCATTAAGCTCATTGGTGTGATCTCAACTCCACTCCCAGTCCCGTCGTCAAGAACCATGGCACCTAAGCCGTCAATAGACCTGACAGTGCCGCTGTGGGTGCCTCCGTCGTCATCATTAAACTGAGTACTCTCGCCTGAATCAATAAAATTGCTACGAGCAATATCTTTCAGCTCTGGTGTGGGTTCTGACTTAGCCATGGACAAGAAGATCTGCTCACCTCTTTCAAAGGCTTGAGCCGCTGCACTAGCAAACATCTCATCGTCCTTATCCATAGGGACACCCTCAATGAACGCTCTCTCCTGAGCAGGGGTGAGGAATGGTGATTCTTTTCTTTGATGAAGTGTGGCTAGGATCTGAGCCCTGTGCTCCTTACCAGTCTTGTTGTTCATATGAGCCTGGTTGAACACCTCCCTTGCTCTCTCCTCGCTGTACTCCCCGTCAAGAGTTAAAACTCTCTGGACGTTTGAGTCTGTTGCCCAGTTTGACAGCAACCCGACATCGACTTGCTTGGTGCGAGGTGTGAAAACCTCTGCATTCCCATACCCTTCAAGCTCTCTGATGTCAACAAACTCACCGTCCCTTTCAATCATCCACATCCCATCAATCTTTTTTGCTTGAGACGGATCAAAGAAGTTGTTGAATTGCATCTCAACCTCTGCGAAATGAGATGGTGTCTCATCAAACTCCAATCCCACATCAAGCCCAGCAGACGCTGCTCTTTGTTGGTTTGGATCGGAGAAGGCGACACCCTTCATGGCCTTACGAGCGGCCTGAACAGTTTCGTTGTTGTGCTCGGTCATCCACGTCCAAGTGGCCTGTAGCTCCGCCAGCTTAGCTTGTTGAGCCAAGATGTCGTCACTCTCCATGATGAAGTTCCTGACCTCGTTCACATCCTGCTGGAACAGTGGTCTGAATGAGTCGGCCAATTGACCTGCGTCATAACCAGCTAGAGCCTGTAGGTCTTGCCTATCTATTGTCTGAGCCCTCTCAAGCCTGCGCCTTGCCTCGCTAAGTCTAGCTTGACGCAGCTGTGCTGCACCGACCAGCCTCTCCTGTAAGCTCTGCTTCTGACCACCTACCTGAAATGGCTGAGGCAACCCTGCCCCTTGACTGCCAAAATTTACGTTAAACTGTTGGCTCATGCTTACTGAAATCTAGGTTGGGAGAGCAAGTTATCTAAGTAATCGAGAAGTCCGTATGCATCACCCTTTTCAACCAGCTTCTTGATGTCTCCAGAATGCTTTGGGTTTAGGATGTACTCACCACCAGTCATCTCACCAACCTTCTCCCCATCCTTGTCGATCATGTGGATTGGGTTGCGCTTGTGAGAGAACTCTTCTCCATTGGTGGTTGATGAAGAAACACCCCCCTCTTCCCCCACAAAGTCATCGATTGAATTCACCCTCATGCCATGTTCGGCCTCCTTATACGCCTGATAAGTCGACACTCCAGTGCCGAATGCATCGGACATTGGGGTCATTCCAGCCGCTGTCATCTCTGCCTGCAACCCCTGCATCTCTTGAGTCGCCATGTCAGAAGCCCCTCTTTGAAGTTCTAGGTTTGCAAGAGCTGCAAGTCTAGCCTTGTTAGCGTCTCTAACCCCTACGTTGTATTGATCAATCCGCGCAGTCTCTGCCCCGTAAGCTGCATCAGCTTGGTTGGCCATGGCAAGAGCCTTTTGCTCGGCGTCAGAAACAGCTCCGCTCGCATCATCGAGTTGAGCTATTGCGAGAGCTGCTTGAGCTGGGTCACCGCTGTTCAGTACGTTTAGTATTGAGGCTGTGTTTTGCTCACCCCTCTCTCTAGCGCTGTCAACAAACTGCTTTGATGCTGCCACTGCGTTATCCCTCGCATCAGCTGAAGATTTGCTTACACCTAACTCCTCTCGATCATACTTCTCACTGCGAAGATCATTCAGCGTATTCATGTACAGACTCTTAGCATCTGCGTATTTCTCCTCAGCCTGAGCTGCCAAACCTTCGTAGTAGTTTCTCTGCTTGCGCTTATCCACGAAGTCCATGACACCAGCCCCCACAGCCATGCCAGTAGCACCAGGGTCAAGCTCATTGAAGCTCCCGAACATACCGCTGTCTTGGAACATCTTGTATCTCTTATCCTTCTTTAAGAATCTCATGATTGCAAATTTAATCAATACTTACTTGGTGTGGTCAGCATTTACTGGCTCGTAGTTAAGGTTTACTGCAAACAGCTCAAAATCCTGCTGACCTAAGTCAAGCATCATCTCTGCCGTCTGCCCTCTTAGCTCATCCCCATAGAGCTCTGGATCTTTGAAGGCAAAGAGCTGAGCGTTAGACGGGAGCTCTGTCTTCAAGTAATCTATAACGTCTGGATTTGCAGTGACACCAACCGCAGCCTGCCCATACCCTGTCATCTCGTATGATGCTTTATCGGTGTCGAGGGGTAGTATGCTGGATGGTAGGTTTGAAACCCCGTAAGAGTTGTTAAGAATATCGACCAGCGGTATCTCCAGTTTCTCAGCACTTGATGGTCGAAGAACATTTGTTCCTTCTGTGGTCTGTCCATAATACGTTAAAAACTCTAGTAGGTCAGATGATCCAACGTTGCCGTTGCCATCTATATCTGCCGATATCACAGCCGTCGCTCCACTACCGTTTGTTATCGTATAAGTTGGTATGTCTGGATCGGAAACACCAAAAAACGACAAGAATTCGAGCAAGTCAGCAACGGAGACTGCGCCGTCACCGTTAAAGTCTAACTTTTGAATGTCGCTCGGTATAAAGGTGTCTGACCCAACATCCCCCACCCCAATTGTTTCGATAACCCCACCCATGGCTCCTCCGTTGCTTGAGTCCAACATTAAAGAGCCATACCCAAACTCCGAGGTAAAAAAGCCCCCATCAGAACTGGTCGGGTTGATGCACTCCTTTGAGACAATGGCCCAAGAGTAGTAAAGGTTAGGGCTAGGCAGTGGGTCTCCTGGTTGTTGTGCTTCTGGGGCTGGAAGCCTGCTTACTTCTATAATTAGATTGTTGGGGTCGTTAGGGTCAGCATACCACGTGCTTGTGACTTTAGTCACCCCAGTAGGATGTGGATCGCTCACCCCCAATGCCCCGTCATTGTGGTATATGATGTCTCCATACGAGGGGTTGTCGGCCCCATATGGTTGAATGTTAGGATCTGTTGACGGACCAGAGATAAAGATTGCATAGTCCTTTGGCTCAAACCCTGACGCAAGAGCAAAGGGTAGGGTAAATTTTGCACTCGCTTCGGGTGGAGATTCCACTGGCTGAGTAACCTCTATCGTACCCTGGTTGTAGACAAGGTCCGCATATGGTAAACCTGGGTTGAATACAAAAAAACAATTACCCTGTGGGATGTTGAAGAAGTAAGTGGTGGGGAGCATGTACCCATACCCTGTGTTGTCTGCAATACCTGCGCAAGGGGCGCTTGTTCTGAAGACAAGCCTGTAATAACCCTCAGGGAATTGAGACAAGGAGTTCTCAAACACGTAAGTGTTTAAGAAACTACCTGAGTTATCTAGGGTTGCCGCTTCGTGGAAAAAAATTTTAGCACCCCCCCAGAGGATGTTACCACCTTCAGAGTCGCATGGGACTAACCACACTGACGTATTGCTAAACTCATTAAAAGATACAGTAAAGACACCTAAGGCGTCCTCAAGTACCTGCTGTGTTTCACTAGGGGTGTCAGAGTCGTCGATAGCAGTTAGAGCGGCCTCTTTCAACTCGTACAGGTTTAAGGTCACCTTTACGATCTGGGCATCATAATCAATAGACAAGTAAGATTCTGACACAACATTCTGGCCATTACCAGCTACATCTGAATACGGGAGTATGACTGACTGGTTGCTACTTTCTAAGGCATTCGATATGACAGAGCAAGCATCCACGTAAGTTGGGGTTGGTACCTGAATGAAGTTTGTCCAGGGGATAGAAGAGTCAGAGCAATCTCCGTTTTGAAAGTACAGCTTATAGTGATCTAGAGGATTGTCAGAGGCCTCGAGTCCATCAAATGTCACCACGGTATCACCGTTAGTTGTTATTGAGGCAGGGTAGATGAGCGGAGGCGCACCATTTTTTAACAAGTGTATGTAGTGAGGGTCTGCGAAATCTGGGAACTCCAAACTACCTTCAGCAAAGGTAACTATCAACTGACCGTCATTAGCAAGCGCATTGTCTGGCTGAATTATCTCGTAAGTGGTGGTGTTGGCAAGAGCGCTGCAGGCGACGGCTGGGTTTATCTCACCCGCCGTTACATTGTATGTACCAAACACAAGAAAGCATTTGTTTTGTACATCATCATACCCCTCAACTGGAACGCCGTTTTCATCTAAGAAGCTACCTGAAAAGCTGTTGAATTGGGATTGGACTACTGACGGCTCTGAAATAAAGGTTCTCCACGCATACCTGTAATAATCGTAGTACTCATCACCCTCTTGAACCAGCTCTCCAGCAACAACCTCACCGTTTACATAGAAGATAACGTCTACATATTCTGTCCCACCAAACGGTATGTTGTTTGGGATGTAGACGTATAGGTAACCTGTGTCTGGATAGAAAATAGTTTGATAGTACTGACCGCTTGAGTACAGTTCCAAGGCGTCGCAGTTGTCGAACACATCTGTCTCAACACCACCCCCACCATCATCTGTCCCCCCATCACCTTCGTCCGTCTCGTCCACTATGGCTTCAGCACCAAAGTAAAAGCTCTGTTGATCTGGTAAGTAAATCCCATACTTAGTGTGATTGTCTCCTGAAGGGGTGTACCCAGAGACAGAGGTGTCTACATTGAGGAAGGCTGTGTTTAGTGAAATCTGCTCCTCATTGGCTTCAGTGTCTGGATCATCCTCGACAAGCACCACGTCGTCTATGGAGGTTATCTCCCCAACGTAG